TGGATATTGGTTCCTGACGCTGAATAGGAAGCACCAATTCGGGTTGATTGAACAGCAGCACCATCAACTTTCAATTGAACGGAATCAGTGATTTTAGATGTAATTTCAGCAGCATTAACTGGGATTGCGAAGAATAACGAAAAGGCTAATAGAAGTCTTTTCATTTTCTTAATGTGAATAAACACTACTCTTATTTAGGAGAGTGTCTCCATTTGAAGGGCTTGACAAGGGCAGCAGACCGTAGTATGATAAATAGGTAAACAAATGTTACGAACCCTAACGGATCTGTAACATTGTCCACTCCCATTAACCGAGACCTATGGGGAGTATAAAAACGTCTCTCATACCCACAGTGGAGGGTGCTGTGGGGTATAATTGTATCAGTTCGTCCCCCCGAACTTTTAACTAACTCTCTTAAAAAAATGACTGCTACAATTTCACGTCAACAATCACAATCGAATATTTGGGAACAGTTTTGTAACTGGGTAACTTCAACCGACAACCGCCTCTATGTGGGTTGGTTCGGCGTTTTGATGATTCCCTGCTTGCTTGCTGCTACTACTTGCTTCATCATCGCATTCATCGGTGCTCCCCCAGTGGACATTGATGGTATCCGTGAACCAGTTGCTGGTTCTTTGATGTACGGAAACAACATCATCTCTGGTGCTGTTATTCCTTCGTCCAATGCAATTGGACTGCACTTTTATCCTATCTGGGAAGCTGCCTCTCTTGATGAGTGGCTATATAATGGCGGTCCTTTCCAACTTGTAGTGTTCCACTTCCTCATCGGTATCTATGCCTATATGGGTCGTGAGTGGGAACTTTCCTACCGCCTGGGTATGCGTCCTTGGATCTGCGTTGCTTACTCTGCACCTGTTGCTGCTGCAAGCGCAGTGTTCCTGGTCTATCCTTTCGGTCAAGGTTCTTTCTCTGATGCAATGCCTCTTGGCATCTCTGGTACGTTCAACTACATGCTTGTGTTCCAGGCAGAGCACAACATCCTGATGCACCCCTTCCACATGCTTGGAGTTGCTGGTGTGTTCGGTGGTTCTCTGTTCAGTGCTATGCACGGTTCTCTGGTTACTTCCTCGCTGGTTCGTGAAACCACCGAGAACGAGTCACAGAACTATGGTTACAAGTTCGGTCAAGAAGAAGAGACCTATAACATCGTTGCTGCTCACGGTTATTTCGGACGCCTTATTTTTCAATATGCTTCCTTTAATAACTCCCGTTCGCTGCACTTCTTCCTGGCTGCCTGGCCTGTGGTTGGCATCTGGTTCACTGCTCTTGGTGTAAGCACGATGGCTTTTAATCTCAACGGTCTGAATTTTAACCAGAGCATTCTGGATAGTCAGGGTCGTGTGCTCAATACTTGGGCAGATGTCCTTAACCGTGCTGGACTGGGAATGGAGGTAATGCACGAGCGCAATGCTCATAACTTCCCTCTGGACCTTGCTACTGCACAGAACACTCCTGTTGCTCTGACTGCTCCTGCAATCGGTTGATAAAAACTCAATAGTTTTTAAGACCTCCTTCGAGAGGTCTTTTTTTGTGACTACTTGACTAAATACTTAAAGTTATGCTATAATAACTTTAACAACTTAATCAAAGGACTATGAAAACCTGTAAAATTTGCAACGAATTAAAACCACTTACAGAATTTTACCAGACAGTAAGGAATGGAACTCCTTATGGACATCATGGTAAATGTAAAAAATGTTATGTAAAAAAGCAACAAGAAAACTATGACCCTATAAAAAAGAGAGATGAAAACTTGAAAAGGGTTTATGGTATTGGTATTGAAGAGTATAATAATCTTCTAGAAAAACAAGGACATAAATGTGCTGTCTGTGGTTCTACTGACCCGAAAGGTAGAAAATCTGGTAGAGGTGGTGGTGTAGATGTTTTCTATGTTGACCATAACCATAAAACTGGTAAGGTAAGAGGTCTACTCTGTAATGTCTGCAATAGAACTATTGGATATGTAAATGAGGATGTTGATTTGATTAGGAATATGATAGAATATGTTAAAAAGCATAAAACCAATGTCTCATAATAATCAACATCATCCTATGGAACCCTGGATTATCTGGGCAGGTGTAGGTATGATGGGATTCACAATCATTGTGTTTGTCGTATTCACTCTTTCGGTAATTTATTGGGGATGAGCACAAACACTCATTGACTTCTTTGTTAAGCAATGTTAAGATAAATATGAGAAACGATATAGGAGGCTATGACTTCTTCAACTCTTTCACCGCCCATTTCTCAGAGAGGTTGGTTCGATGTCCTGGATGACTGGAAATAAACAAAACCTCTTAGCTTCCGTGAGGACTTCTGTATGACCTTTTTGGGACTATATCTTATCTTTCTTGGTGTGAGTGGATTGTTTAGAGATTTACAGAGATACAGAGAACAAACTGACGATAGGTAGACACTAAAAAAATCGGCACAGGGGCACTTGAAAACAGGTGCCCTTTCTGGTATGATACTCTTATATACAAATGACTGATGACCAACAACAAAGAAGTAGCACAAAAAGTTTATGAAGCATTCTGGAAAGATGAACCACATCCCTGTAATGTTGATGGATATGAGATTGCTAATGCTCTCCGTGAAGTAATCAACCAACTCCAACAATCTCCTGGTGTGATTTCTTGTCCCGACCTCCTTGAACTTTGCGATGAGTTGGAAAATCTATGACTGAAATCAAATACCGACTTACTTGGAAATCAGACACTCAACGCACTCGTAAAGAAGCATACTTTCCTACACGCACGATGGCTGAAAAGTGGTATGATGAGAAACTAACAGAAGGTAAAAAACCACAACTCTGGATGGAAGAAACCACCACTATCCTTTATAAACTGAAATGAGTCGTTTTACTAAAAACCCAGACGAAGAATATATGGTATCTATTGATGAGAACTATTGAAGAACTGGAAACTAAAAAGTAGAAATATTCATTTGTATAAATATTTATGTAGTCAATACAGTAGCAGTAAGAATGAAGCATAAACATCATATTGTTCCAAGACATATGGGTGGAACTGACGACCCTTCTAATCTTATTGAACTGACTGTGGAAGAACACGCAGAGGCACACAGAAAGTTATGGGAACAATATGGTAATATCAAAGATTACTGTGCTTGGAAAGGTTTAGAAGGAACTATTGGTAAAGAAGAGATTGTAAGATTGCTGATGGACCCAACTGGAAGAGTTCATACAGAAGAGACCAAACAGAAAATGAGTGAGGCACATAAAGGTAAGTCAAAACATACAAAGGAAAGTAAAGAAAAGATAAGTGAAGCAAGAAAAGGAAAGCCTTTGAGTGAAGAGCACAGGGCAAAAATATCAAAAAGTTTAGAAGGAAATACCCGTATGGTGGGTAAAAAATTGAGTGATGAGACAAAGAAAAAAATAAGTGAGGCAGGTAAAGGTAATAAGAGAGCATCTGGTCCTCATAATGTTAGTGAAGAAGCAAAAAGAAATAGGATTGAAGCAACAAAAGAAAGGTGGAGGAAATACAGGGAGGCAAAAGGACTTGACCCAAATAAACCTATTGATAGTAGATACTCCAAGATATAGTGCCCGCAAGGGCACCTGCCGAAGGCAGTAAGTATAAATACACTTCCCTCCTTACTTGATTTGCCCTATAATAAATATGTAAAGTAATGTAAAGGAGGCTATGACTTCTTCTGTTTTACAGACACCCTCCCAATCGCAGCGTGGATGGTTTGATGTCCTTGACGATTGGTTGAAAAGGGATAGATTTGTGTTCGTAGGTTGGTCTGGCCTGCTTTTATTTCCAACAGCATACCTCGCACTTGGGGGGTGGTTGACTGGAACTACATTTGTTTCAGCGTGGTATACACACGGTTTAGCATCAAGTTATTTGGAAGGTTGTAATTTTTTGACCGCAGCGGTAAGTAGCCCCGCAGACGCTCTTGGACATTCCTTACTTCTTCTATGGGGTCCAGAAGCTCAGGGAGATTTCGTCCGCTGGGTCCAACTTGGGGGACTATGGACTTTTGTGGCGCTCCACGGGGCTTTCAGCCTGATTGGATTTATGCTCCGCCAGTTTGAGATTGCCCGTCTTGTAGGCATCCGCCCTTACAACGCAATCGCGTTCTCTGGTCCCATTGCGGTGTTCGTCAGCGTTTTCCTGATGTACCCTCTGGGTCAATCCAGTTGGTTCTTCGCACCATCCTTTGGTGTCGCAGCAATCTTCAGATTCCTTCTGTTCTTACAAGGATTCCATAACTGGACCCTCAACCCTTTCCATATGATGGGAGTTGCTGGTATACTGGGAGGAGCACTTCTCTGTGCAATCCATGGAGCAACTGTAGAAAATACTCTATTTGAAGATGGTGATCAAGCAAATACATTCAAGGCATTTGAACCGACTCAAGAGGAAGAAACCTATTCAATGGTTACTGCGAACCGCTTCTGGTCGCAGATTTTTGGAATTGCTTTTTCCAATAAGCGTTGGTTACATTTTTTCATGCTTTTTGTTCCCGTTATGGGTCTCTGGACTAGTTCTATTGGGATTATTGGTCTCGCTCTCAATCTTCGTGCTTATGATTTTGTAAGTCAAGAAGTAAGAGCAGCAGAAGACCCAAGTTACGAAACTTTCTACACAAAAAATATCTTATTAAACGAAGGGCTTCGTGCTTGGTTAGCACCAGTTGATCAACCACACGAATCGTTTGTTTTTCCTGAGGAGGTATTGCCTCGCGGAAACGCACTTTGATTTTAAAGACCTCATTGTTGGGGTCTTTTTTATTTACATAAGAACCAAAATATGATATTATATAAATAATAATAGATATTCATATTCAGGATAATGCCTTTAAATAATAAATCAAAACCTTGTGGTGCTTTGGTTGGTGAAAAGTTTGGAAAACTTACCGTTTTAAAAGAAGAAGTTATTTTTAAAAGTGGAAAGAATAGAGTATACACAACTTGTAAGTGCGAATGTGGTGGGCAAAAAACCTGTGAAAGATATGGTTTAGTGTCTGGAAGAACTACTAGTTGTGGGTGTGTATTAACAGAACGAACTATTGCTTTTAATAAAACCAAAAAGAAACCAAAAGGTAGCAAAAAAGCAGATGATAGAAGATATAAGATGTTTCATAATGCTCAACATAGAGCAAAAAGAAAAGGCATTCCATTCAGTATAACTATAGATGATATTATTATTCCAGAAACTTGTCCTTTACTTGGAATACCTCTTATATCTACTAATGATAAGAGTGATCCAAGAAATCCAAGTCTGGATCAAAAGGTTCCCGGTAAAGGATATACTCCAGATAATATTTGGGTTATATCTTCAAGAGCAAATGCTTTAAAGTGGGACGCATCCCTACAAGAACTAGAACTCCTAGTAGAAAACCTAAAATGTTTCTCATCCTCTTCTCATTCATAGCGTTTGGAATTCTAATGTTTATATTATCTGTTATGCAAGACTTATGATAACTTCAACTACACCATACAAACTCGCAGAAATCATTAGAGATACTTGGCCTGGACTTTACAGACCACCAGTAAAGAGTTATAATCAAGCAAAAGCACCAGAAAAAAATGTATGATTATTGGGTGGTCACAGATAAAACCACAGGTAGGGTAATCGCTCATTGTGGCGAAGAAAATGATGCATTGATGTTAGTTGGATTCGATAAAGACAAAAGAACTTATCGAAAGCAAAAGTTTATTATGGATCAAGTGATTACAATAACATCAACAACAGATAAACAACTTCTTGGTCAACAAGGATTGCCTGCTGCAAAAGAAGAACTTCCTCCAATAGAACTTCAACAACAAGTATGGTTACCTGAAGGACAAGGAATTCCAGTTAACGCTAAATAACTTTCAGTTTTATAAGAATTATGAAGTTTACAGTTTATTCAAAAGACGGTTGCCCATATTGCACAAAAGTCCAACAGGTGTTAGAGTTGGCACAACTACAGCATGTAGTCTACAAATTGAATACTGATTTTACTCGCGATGAGTTTTATGCTGAGTTTGGAGAAGGTTCTACCTTTCCCCAAGTGATTGTCAATGATCAACACATTGGTGGTTGTTCTGACACAGTTCAATATCTACAGGAGCAAAAACTAGTTTAATGGATAATAATCTTTACGAAGTTTGTAACGATGTTGAAAAAGCAATTGATTATGCTTTTAATGGTCAATTTGTTTTGAGTTTTTATGATTATTTAAAAGTTCGTGGAACTAAAAAAGTAGAAGTTGAACAGTTTATTGAAAGTAATACAGCACATGAACTGAGTAATCTTGTAATGGATTTGGATGACTATCTTGAAGGTGGGTCTGATGAGATGCATAAACAACTTCGTGAAGGATATGGTCATATTCCAAAGCCACAAGCAAGAAAAATAAGAAATTACCTATATGGTATTCTTGAAGATGCATGGAGATATAGTAATGACAAAAAACCGGGAAGGCGAAAGAAGCAAACTAAATAAGTCAGAACCTCAAATTAATCGAGGTGTTGAATTATTACTTAGGAATAAAAGGAGGAGAGAATCAAAACCAAAAACCTTTCAAGTGAAGTTTGGTAAAATGATTTCTCTCTTTCGCAGAGAGTTTCACTTTTTTATAGAATTTCATTTTGATGTTAGAAAAAAATAAACTCTCTGGAGAAAACAAATGGAAACGGCATACGTAGTAACATTTATTACAATGTTTACCTTGCTCTTTTTTATGGTAGGAGGTATAATAGGTTGGTTAACTTATAAACATCTACTGGAATCAAAACCTCCATATTTGCATCCAGAGTTTTTTGATGAAAATGGTCAGATTATTCCTGACGAAATAGTATCTGTACGATTTGAAAACGATTACGATTATGACTACGACGAAGATGAAGAAAGCGACGATTGAAAAACCTATTGAAACTCTTCCAACAAACCCCTTTGTATTTGAGATTCTAGAACTTGCCTCAAAGCAAAGAAGCAATGCAAAGAAAGTAGAAGTTCTTAAGACATATGAACACGATTCTCTAAAAGCAATTTTTATTTGGAACTTTGATGAGTCTGTTATTTCCCTTCTTCCCGAAGGTCAAGTTCCATATGCCAGTACAGGAGAGCAAACATCCTATAGTGGAACTCTAAGTGGAAAAATTGAAGACGCAGTATCTAAGATGCAAGAGTTAAACTCAAATTCTCTTGGATCAATGGATCAAGGAAAATCTTCCATCAGAAAAGAATATCATATGTTTTATAATTTCCTAAAAGGTGGTAATGATGGATTGAGTTCTCTACGTAGAGAAACTATGTTTATTAATATTCTTCAGGGACTTCATCCTCTTGAGGCAGAAATTCTTTGTTTGGTAAAAGATAAAAAACTTTCCAATAAATATAAGATATCTTTTGAAAATGTTAAAGAAGCATACCCCGATATTCAATGGGGTGGTCGTTCATGAGTGCAGTAGTAGGAGAAAAGAAAAAAATGGCAGAAAATAAAACCAAGATTAATAAAGTTCTGCCACATGAATATGGATGCGAAATTCTTTTAGAAAAAACTACTGTAGAAAAAGCAAAAGATTCTTCACTCCCAAATGATGCATATTTAATTTGGTATATCGTTGATGATGAAGAATGTATTGATCTAACTCGTTGCCCCAAACGAGTAAATCTTTTTGATATGTACTACGATAAGTATGGTCCTGGTGCTGTTAAAAAAATTGATTTTGGGTATGGTAGAACTAATCCAAAACTTTGGGGATATAAACAACCAGAGAAAAAGAAAAGAAAATGAGTTCAGGATTTGATGTAGAAATTGAAATGCCGAAGTCTGATATTGACAAACTTCTTAAGCAGTATAAAAAAATAAAAAAGTATCAAAAATCATCTCTGTATGCTATCAAAACAATGGACGGCACAGAAGATATTGTGAGTTCATTGATAAAGGAAGCGGAGGAGAATCCACTGTAAATGGGAAAGCATTATCTACTTAACTTGTATGGATGCTCGTTTGTCCTTTTGGACGACGAGCGTTGTCTTATAGACTTACTAGAAAACGCAGCAGTAGCAAGTGGTGCTACTGTGGTTCAAACTATCTCAAAAAAGTTTGAACCACAGGGAGTTACTGTTATTTGTTTATTGTCTGAAAGTCATATTAGTATTCATACTTGGCCTGAAGAAGGTAAGGCAGCAGTGGACGTTTATACCTGTGGTGATTGTAATCCAAAGATTGGGTGTGATATGATTATCGAACAACTCTTTGCACAGAACCATACATTAAGTTATATTGAACGGTAACAAAAGTTACAAAAGTACTTGTATAGATAATGTAACTAGAGGTATAATAATCCTCTACCGTTCATCCTATGACTAAAGCACTCTTGCTTTTAGCATGGGTTCCTTTCCTCTTTGTTTCAGCGCCACAAGCATCTAGCATCCAACAGGTTGCAGTTTCTTGTGACACCGCGATGGAACTAATGGACATCGTTAAAAACGGCGATGTAGTATCACAAAAGACAGAGGACCGATTGTTATTAGAACTCCGAAAGGATTTTATAGTAAAGTGCTAAAACCTAATAGGACGGAAGTAAGCCGACGCGGAACGGATCGTTCATTCGCTATTCGCAAATAGCGAACGCAAACGCCGACTGAAGGAACGCTCTTTAACCTAAAAAACTAAGGAGAACCCAATGTCTAGAGTAGTATATCGTGGTGTTGAGTATGACACCCAAAAGCGTCTTGAGTATCAACAACAAATGATGCAGCAACCCCAACAATACAACGAAACCTATCGTGGTGTTAAGTTTGTAAAGGAGGGGCATAAATGAAGAAACTAAACTTCCTTCAACTCATTAAAGAGCAAAAACAAAAAGAAGAGAGGCGTCAAAAAGCATCTCTTGCTACTTTAGTAGCAGCAAAATAATTTAGAGAGGGACTTGACTCCCTCTCTTTTTTTATGTATAATTACCTTTGTCGAGGTTAATAAACATGGATCAAGAAAAGCTTAAGCTAATTGTCAGAAACCTTGAATCTCTGGTAGAATGTTTAAAGTCAGAGATTAGTTCTGATGAGGATTCTTTTAAACCAGAATTACAATATGAGGAAATTAAAAACTTTCTAAATGATTACGACGAAGTATTTTATGACGAGGAAGATGAATACAATGTTCGATGATTTTGAATTTATGAAACCAGAAGTAAAACTAATTAGTGTTACTCCTGACGCAGAAAAGCATATGGCATATTGTGCTCGCGTAAGTAACCCTGCAAATCAGGAGAATGAAAAGTTCTCTGGACTACTCAAGTATTGTATTCAACATCAGCACTGGAGCATCTTTGAGCAAGCAAGTATGACTGTAGAAATTAATACTACAAGAGGTATCGCAGCTCAGATTTTACGTCATAGGTCATTTACATATCAAGAATTTTCGCAACGATATGCTGATGCTAATCTTCTGAATAATACTATTCCTCTTCCTGAACTTCGTCGTCAGGATACAAAGAATCGTCAGAATAGTATCGATGATATTCCGGACTATCTGCGTCTAACTTTGACAGAAGATGTCCGCGTCCATTTTGAGAGTGCTCTACGCCTCTACAACCGCCTTCTGGAGAAAGGAGTGGCAAAGGAGTGTGCAAGGTTTGTACTGCCCTTAGCAACGCCTACAAGACTCTATATGACCGGTTCTGTAAGGTCATGGATCCATTATATTGATCTTCGTTCTGCACATGGTACACAGAAAGAACATATGGAGATTGCAGAACTTGTTCGCTGTATCTTTACCTGCCAGTTCCCTGCGGTATCTGAAGCACTTGGTTGGACTCGTGAGGGATGTGTAGAATGTGTTGATCCACCTTCAGTCACTATTGAATAAATATCCTTACATACTATGGAGGTGTAACATTGGCAACGTATCCAGTTTATAATAAAGTTACTGGTGAACAAAAAGAAGTTGTTCTCAGTGTTCATGATTGGGATCAGTGGAAAAAAGATAATCCAGATTGGGATAGAGATTGGTCTGATCCATCAACTTGTCCTGCATCTGGAGAAGTTGGTGAGATTTATGATCGACTTATAAAATCTCATCCAGGATGGAATGATGTTCTTCATAAAGCATCAAAAGCACCAGGATCAAAAGTAAAACCAATTTAATCATTCTATGGCAAGAAGAAGAAAAGAAGACCAACCAATTGGTGTTGGGATGACTGCTAAGCAGATGAAGCGTAAAAAACCAATCAATCTAGATTTAATTAGAGAGATTGAACCACTAACAGATAATCAAAAACTTTTATATCAAGCATACGAAAAGGGACAAAATATCGTTGCATATGGATGCGCAGGAACAGGTAAGACATTCATCACGCTTTATAACGCTCTTCAAGACGTACTTGATGAAAGATCTCCTTACGAAAAGATTTATATCGTTAGGTCTCTTGTTGCTACCCGTGAAATTGGTTTTCTTCCTGGTGATCATGAAGACAAGTCATCACTTTATCAAATTCCCTATAAGAATATGGTGAAGTATATGTTTCAGATGCCAGATGATGCGTCGTTTGAAATGCTTTATGGAAATCTAAAACTTCAAGGAACAATTAGTTTTTGGTCTACTTCCTTTATTCGTGGAACTACTCTGGATAATGCAATCATCATTGTCGATGAATTTCAAAACTTGAATTTTCATGAACTTGATAGTATCATTACTCGTGTAGGTGAAAATAGTAAGATTATGTTCTGTGGAGATGCTACTCAAAGCGATCTTATTAAAACGAACGAAAAGAATGGAATTATCGATTTTATGAAAGTTCTTCGCGTGATGCCTTCAATTGATATTATTGAATTTGGAGTTGATGATATCGTCCGCTCTGGATTTGTGAAGGAATATATTCTTGCTAAAATGGAAGTCGGTGTATGAGTTTTATTCATTGTAATTACTTAGGTGATCTTGAATTAGAAAAGAAAGAAACAAATGGCATCCGCTTGTATAATCTTCCTGATGGTCAGTGGGTGCCATCAATTACATCTGTGACTTCTTTTTATAATCGCGATATCTTTATTAAGTGGAGAAAAAGAGTAGGACTGGAAGAGGCAAATCGAATTACTAAAAGAGCCACTGCAAGAGGAACCGATTTTCACCAAGTCTGTCAAGATTATTTGGAAAACAAAGAACTTGATTGGAATGATTATCAACCAATGACAAAGATAATGTTTTCTTACGCAAAACCTTATCTTAATAAGATAAATAATATTCATGCAATTGAAAGGACACTTTATTCTGAATATTTGGGACTTGCTGGAAGAGTAGATTGTATTGCAGAATACGAAGGAGAACTAGCAGTAATAGATTTTAAAACATCTGAGAAGATTAAACCCGAGGAGTGGATTGAAAATTATTTTGTTCAAGAAACTTTTTATGCTGCAGCATATTACGAACTCACTGGTCAGGTTGTTAAGAAACTTATTACACTCATGGTAACTCCTGGTGGAGAAGTGAAAGTATTTGACAAAAGAAACAAAGGCGACTATATTAAACTATTAGTTCGTTATATTAAAGAATTTGTACATCACAATACTAGGTCAGATGGAGAATGAATTAGAGAAAGCATTAGAAAGTAAGTTTTTTTGTCCCTCTAAATTCGCACAAGAAATCGAAAATCTTGTACAAGTTAATGTTGAAATGAACTATATCGATGCCATTGTTTATTTTTGTGAACAAAATAACATCGATATAGAGTCAGTGCCAAAACTTATTTCAAAACCATTGAAAGAGAAAATTAAGTATGAAGCAATGGAACTTAATTTTTTAAAGAAAACATCTCGTGCTAAATTAGTTTTTTGAATGATTCCTTTTGATGCTTATAAATGTTATTTGTCTTTGAAAAATCATTTTACCAAAGACAATTATGATTACCATAAGTATTGTGGTAAAAGTAGAGCAACTCTTCAATCTTTTTATAGAAGAAAAGATAGGATGTGGTTTGAAAAAGTTTCCAGACAAAAATCTGATAAAGAGGTAGAAGAGTTTTTCGTCGCCAATTTCGTATCATGCAATGATCCAGAAACTCTCTGGATTGGAGAAATGATTAAAGATGGTGAAGGAAGATATACTGAATGGAAAAAGAAAATACAATCTCTTTCATATATCTTTAAACAAGAAACAGAAAATTTATTTTCTGAAAACAAATTTGAGGATGTTTTTAAGTGTTCTAAGGGACATCCTCCAATCTTAAAAAAGTTCCTGAACGGTAATATTAGCCTAGAAACTCTAGTCATATATGATAAAATATTCCTGTTCGGGAATGACTTTGATAAGAAACTTCAAGACCCGGTATGGCAAACCGTCAGTCGTAGGATTAAAAAATATAATCCATTTCTAAATATTGATGTATTTCGTTACCGAAAAATTTTAAAGGAAGTAGTTCTAGGAGAAAGATGAGTTTTTTTAATTCTGAAGTTGTACGTGCTGAGATGGTAGAAATATCTGAACTTCAAGAGGAAATTTATGGAAGTGTCTTTAAATTTCCAGCTATGACGAAAGAAGATAAAATTAAGCATGTTGATCTTTTAGAAAAACTTTTGAATAAGCAACAAATTCTTTATACTCGTTTAAGTTTATCTGATGATCCTGAAGCTCAGGAAATGAAAAAACGGATAACAGAATCTGCTTCTATGATGGGTCTTCCTTCTGGAGTGGACATGAATATCATCTTTGGTAATATGACTAAGATGCTTGAAGTGATGAGGAAACAGATTGACAAGACTGGTTCCGACCTGTAGAATAACGAAGTACACAAAGGCCAAATCTCAACAAATAAGAGGTACAAATGTCTAATTTTGCAAATCTTAAAAAGCAATCTTCGCTTGGTTCATTGACTGAGAAACTAGTGAAGCAAGTCGAGAAGATGAATACCACTTCTGGTGGTGCTGATGAACGTCTCTGGAAACCTGAGATGGATAAAACTGGAGTAGGTTCTGCAGTTGTTCGTTTCCTGCCTGCTCCTGATGGCGAAGATGTTCCTTGGGTAAAGATGTATACTCACGCTTTCCAAGGTCCTGGTGGTTGGTATATTGAAAACAGTTTGACTACGATTGGTCAAAAAGATCCTGTTAGTGAATACAATCGTGGTCTCTGGAATAGTGGTAGCGAGAAAGATAAGGAAACTGTTCGTAAGCAAAAGCGTAAACTTTCTTACTACAGCAACATTTATGTTGTAAAGGATCCTGCTAATCCATCTAACGAAGGTAAAGTATTTCTCTTTAAGTATGGTAAGAAGATCTTTGATAAGATTCTGAATGCTATGCAACCTGAGTTTGATGATGAAGATCCGATCAATCCTTTTGACTTCTGGCAAGGTGCAAACTTCAAGATCAAGATCGTGAAGAAAGATGGTTATTGGAACTATGATAAGTCTGAATTTGATCGTGTTGCTCCTCTTCTGGATGATGATGACGCACTTGAAGCACTTTGGAAGAAAGAGTATTCTCTGACTGCAATCACTGCTCCAGATCAGTTTAAGACTTATGAAGAACTTGAGAAGCGTATGAATTACGTTCTTGGTGTTGGTGGAACTAATACACCCACTCAGTCTCGTGCAGTAGTTGAACAGGAAGATGTATACGAGTCTTACAGTTCTCCCGTAACCCGTGAGGATAAAGTTATGGAAGAACTTGAGCAGTCTTATACTCGTTCTAAGTCTCCTTCACTTCCAGTTATCTCTCAAGATACTGATGATGAAGATGACGCTCTTTCTTATTTCCAGCGACTTGCTGAAGATTGATTATTCAGAAAGTTTAATATTGTGCGCTTTCTTTAGGGTATCACTCACATACTGGGTGCTACCCTTTTTATATGGCATAATATCTTCTAAGTCATTAAACATTACGTTCAGATAACTTGGTTTTAGTATAAAGATATTTCTTTTTCTATTTTCAATTTCAGATTCATATTCAAAATTTGTAACTGATCTTAAAATTGATGATGAAGGTAATAATGAGTAATAGTTTAGTCCTGCATCATAAAATTCGTAGTAGTATGAATTTCCTCCAGTTCCCACTTGAAAAATAACTTCCTCGCTGCCATTTGTACTTAAAGTTGGTGTTGCGGAAATTGGTGTTCTTGGTAATTCATATGTAAATGAAACTGCAATGTCATCGAATGGAACATACGCGGAGGTAACTTCAAATCTACCATTGAATATTCTTTCTGAAATATTGTTGATATTAACTTCAGAACCAACGTTTAATCCTTTTATGCCGTTGTTTAATGTTATGGTTACTGTTTTTGATGGTGTTCTGCCATCTCCAGAAAATATTTGAGTAATTTTTGAGTTATTCACTTCAATAAAATTACCGCTAGTCTTCCATGTATTTGGCATTTTTAATCCAGCAGGTAAGACAACAGCACCTCTAGAATCTGTAGTTCCTATAGTTTCATAGTGATGAACACCAGAGTATAAGTTTTCATATGATCCATATTTGTTTAGGAGAACTTCATCAAATACTGATAGTGGCAAAGGCCATTCTGTTTGAACACTGAGAATATTATTGGACAACAATACCACCCAATCTAGAGTTTCATCTCCGTAGACTTTATAAGCAACATTGTCTGGTCTATCACCTCCTTGGATTTGATATTTTTCAAAGAAAGAAAGATTTCCAAAAATGTCTTCTCTAAGTTTCCCTCTCTTGAATAAATTTTTTACAGGAACACTGTCTGTAATTGAACTATATTGAGTAGTTCTATCTACATATTCGAAGTTTGGTACTTGTCTGAAATATGGTTTTGCCATTTTTTAGTAACCTATTGGGTGATCTGTGTAGTCTGTACTGTATATTGGTTCTAGTTCTTGGAATGATAATGTCATTGTATATGCAACCATAGTTCCATCATCATAAGTCATGTAGGTTCCCAGTGGCGTATAGTCAACCGCACAGTTTAGAAGAGCACATTCTTTAATTTGATTTATGCCAGTGTGGGTTGTTTCTCCTCCTTTAAGTTTATATTCGATGAAAAAAGTTTTTGGAGCCTTAAGGAAGATATTATCATCTGTTTTTCTTGGTGCCATATTTTCCTTGAAAAACTTGATAATTTTTTTGATGTTATTCGCTTCTCTCTTTTCTCTTGCTGACATTTTAAATGTAAAGTCAAAAGGTCTTAGTTGTGGACCAGTAAAGAGAAGTTCTAAGTTTGGGTTCAATACTGAACCAAATCTTCCAAGTAGGTTTTGAATACCTACTGCTTCTCCTGCAAGGGCAACTCTTACTTCGTCTCCATACTTAACGACATTTGCCAGTGCCTTATTGCCACTCTGCTCAAAAGCTGTACCTAAATCTTTGGTTGTTTGTGCTTTCATAGCATTGAGAGACAAGTTCACAAGTTCTCTGTCAACTACATTTAAACTTGCACCTTGCCAATCAACTGAGTTTGAATCTGTAATAGAGGCTTGAATTGGTAAAAATACATGTGGACCAGATCTAGTCTTTGTTCTGTTTGGAGAACTGAGACCAGATGATAAATTTCCACTTGCTTGATATTCAACTGCAGTAAATTTAATTCTATCTTGATCTGTCCCTCTCATTCCAAGTGGGTAAATTAATACGCCATCATCTTGTGGTTTTTGTTGTTGTATTTGTTGAGTTGGATTACTTCCACTCTGCTGGTCTGGAGTTCCAGCAGTACTAGCAGTATTTCCACTTCCACCACCAATCTGACTTAACGTTGATTGTTGTATTGGAGTGCCGATAGGTTCAAAGAAAGTTTTTTCAGTTGATCTTACTTGATCTCTTCTAACTTGATTTAAAGTTGAGTTTGGATTTGCAAGAAGTTTTTGTTCTTCTGCGGAAGCGTTGACTGTGTTTATTGATCTAGCAACAGGACCACCACCAGCTGGAGTTGCGTAACCCGCAATAGGTACATCGTTTTTTCCTTGAGAATCTGTTCGAAATAAAGTAGTACTAAAAGTACCATCTCCTTGATCGGTTACTTGTGTTCTATAAAAATTGTTACCTACTTTATTGACACCGCTTACTGCAATTTTTGCCATTAGACACAGCGTTTTTTATTTATTTAGACGGAATTTTGCATAAGGTATAGAAAGCATTTCATCAAGTTCTTCATATTTAACAGTATATAATTTTCCCGCAACTTCTTCCCAAGTATAATTTCTATATTTTTCCCAATGAAAATTGATTCCTCTGAATCCCCAATTTTTAAGATCTACGCAAGCAATTAAAGGATGTTGATCGTATTCAATATCTGGAGTTTTTGGATTATATACAAATGTATAAAATTTTCCTATTTCTGGATATAATGCATCTTCTTTTAATACTTCCATAATAATTAGCATTAAATCTTCTGGGTCGTTAGTTCCTGCATCAATAATTTTTTTTCTAAGTTCTCTCATTCTTGGTGGAACGTTAGAATACTGATTAGAATACTGACCAAAACCCTCTGCCATTATTTGATACCTAATTCGTTTTCTGTAATTATGAGGAACTTAATCATTCTGTCTTCGCACCATTCTCGAATAGAATTCCATTTAGATTGATTAACAGCATATGTATTTACTTCATTAATATATGTTTTTGTTTTCTTATTTCCTTGAACTGGTGGTATAGTTTGTTTTCTTGGTTTTATTTCTATAACATATTTCTGTGTTTTTCCGTTACTTTCTAATACTTCAATAATAAAATCTGGAAAGTATCTACATACTCGTTGTTTTACTGGATTATAATATGGAATACAAAATTCTTCTGAACCATATTTCAAAATATTAGAAGACCTATCACACCATTGCATAAATTTAAGTTCCCATCCACTACGATATACTATGTTTTGAGGATCTCCAATATATTTTTCTGGATTTCTTGGATGGAAATACCCTTGATGATACTTTGGTTCACGACGCATTTTTCCAACCTTTATGCGATTTTCTCTTTCTAGATAAAAGTTCTGATAGGTGACCCGTACTTAAATTTAATTCTTTTGCTGCTTTAGTAATACAATCAAATTCAAAAATTTTTCCATCTTTTATAATTTTTCCACCCTTATGTAAATGTGGTTTACTTTTTTGTGCAGATAAACTCATTTTCTTTTTAGTTTTTTCTGAATGTTTTTTTCCTAACATTCCAGGAAAATGATATCCGCTTTGAGTGTATTCAAAAGTTTCTTCATATGTTGTAGCACCATCTACATTAAAAAGTTCGCATAATTTTGTTGTATCAAATTTATACATATATGTTTTAATACTTTCTGCCATTTTCCAGCATACATAATATAATAGTAAAAGTATTTATAAATGCCTGGAAGAGAGGACTTAATCCAAAGAAATATAACCAGAGCAGCAGCACAAGGACAACCTCCTGTGCCCGGAGTTCCACTACCTTCGAATAATTTTACTTCAGGATCAGGAAGTAGTCCGGGAAATGCCAATCCATCTATGAATTCAACGGCAGAGGTTCCTTCTGGACCAAAACCACAAAGAGTTCCTAATTATGAAATAAAATCAAAGTTATTAAGACCTGCATTAACTTCACATTTTCAATGCATTTTTAATCCACCCAATGTAGATACCATAAGAAGATACTATCTGGAAGGTGGAAAAATAATTACTTTATTGTGCAGTGAAGCCTCTTTACCAGGTTCATCCGTTCTTACTAATGAAATCAATGATGATTATACTGGCGTAACCGAGAGAATAGGTTATCGTAAACAGTATGATGATAGAGCAGACTTTACTTTTTATGTTGATCAAGGAACTCAGAATGGTGGTTATAATGTAATTAGATTGTTTGAAGAATGGATAAGATATGCTATGGGTGAAAAGGAGACAACTGGTGCAAATTATAGTTATAGAGTGAGATTTCCAGACGAACCTGGAAGTGGATATAGGACTGATATGTTCATTCAAAAATTTGAAAAAGATTTTGGTGGAAATTATTTGGAGTATGTTTTCGTAAAGGCATATCCAATTAGTATTGCATCTATGCCAGTTTCTTACGATTCTTCTCAATTACTAAAATGTACAGTTTCTTTTACTTACAATCGTTATGTTCTTAGATTACGTCAGAATGTGCAAGAAAAAGAACCACAACCATCAACACCACCAGGAGTTCCAAAAAAACCAGAATATTATGGACCTGGATTGCCTGGAGAACAAGCAAACGAACTTCGAAGAGGTCTCCTTGAAGACTTTATTGTAAGACAGCAAAATAATCCTCTTTTTTAATATCTAATAAAAACAATAAATAATCACACTGAAACTTCTATAGGACATTATGCCTTTACCTAAGATCTCTACGCCAACTTATGAACTTGAGTTGCCATCTACAGGACAATTAATTAAGTATAGACCTTTTCTAGTAAGAGAAGAAAAACTTTTAGTTCTTGCTCTAGAATCTGAAGATACCAAACAGATTACCACAGCAATTAAAACTGTTATTAAAAATTGTATAGAAACAAAAAATGTTAAGGTAGAATTGTTACCTACATTTGATATTGAATTTATCTTTTTAAATATTAGAGGTAAGTCAGTCGGTGAAGAAATTGAGGTAAATATTATCTGCCCAGATGATGGTGAAACGACAGTACCTATTAAAATAAATGTAGATGATATTCGGGTTCAAAAAAATCCTGAGCATAGTAAGAGAATTAAAGTCGATAACTCTATCATGATGGAAATGCGGTATCCATCTCTGGATCAATTTATTAAGAGTAACTTCGATTTCTCTGCAGATAATACAATGGATCAATCTTTTGAATTAATCTCTTCATGTATTGACAAAATTTTTACAGAAGAAGAAGTATGGTCTGCCTCTGATGTAACCAAAAAAGAACTTATGGAATTCCTAGATCAAATGAATTCTAGTCAATTTAAAGAGATTGAGAAGTTCTTTGAAACAATGCCTAAACTTTCGCATACAATTAAGGTCACAAATCCAAATACTGAAATTGAAAGTGAAGTAGTTCTAGAAGGGTTATCAAGTTTTTTCGCATAGGTATGTCCCATATGGACTTGGAAAATTATTTCAAACTAAATTTTTCCTTAATACAGTACCATAAATATTCATTAACAGAGATTGAAAACTTGATACCTTGGGAAAGGGATGTATACGTTGGATTGTTAAAAAATCATCTGGAAGAAGAAGAACTTAAGCAACAACAACGATAAATGAACTCAGTATCCGAAAAAATAGATGAAAGAATTCTGAGGTTACTGGGACTTCAATATACGTTTGACCTTGATTATGATACCTACTTAACTCTCATTAGGGAGGCAATGGTTTCTGGCGCAGGCAAATTACCACAAGAGGAACTTGCTCTCCTTGCAAATGAAAGAAAGAGAGTAAGAGGAAAGAAGGGTAGATTTAAACCAAAGAAGCAAAAAATAACTGCAGGAAAATTTGCAACTACTAAGTTTCTAAAACCAACTGTTCAACCAGTATCTACCCCACTCCTGTCTGGATCAGTTGAACCACAAACTCAGTTAGTTAATTTATCGCCACTCCAAGGTCCTATTGAATCTATAAAGAAAACATTATCATCTTTCTTTGATTTTAGAAAAGATGCTGGTGAACAGGAGAGAAGAGACTACGAATTTCAAAAAAGATCTAAAAGAGAGGAGGGTCTTGAGGGCATAAAGAAGGGGATGGGTGCAGTCTCCGATGCCGTACAGAAATTTATTTCTCCTTTTCAGGGTATTATTGATAGAATTTGGAGATTTATTTACTTTACTTTATTGGGTAGAGCATTTACTCAACTTGTAAATTGGTTTGGTGATTCTAAAAATAAAAAGAAGGTTGAAGTTTTAAAGAGATTTTTGAAGGATTGGTGGCCCTCTCTTCTTGCAGCGGCAGGATTCTTTTTTACTCCATTTGGAAAATTTGTTAGAGGGATTTTATCAATTGTTGGTGGATTAACTGGTAGATTAATATCGTTAATACCAAGAATTTCTGGTGCAGTAAAGGGACTTAGTAGAGTTTTACTTAATCCTTGGGTTGCTGTTCCTGCAGCAGCAGTTGGATTAGCAGCCGCTGCAAATGAAGTTACTGGACAAAGAAAAGCAGCAGGAGTACAAGCAGAGAACAAAGCAAGAGCACAGACTGGAAAGGGTCTAGGTGTTCAGGGAACTGACACTATGACAGATAAAGTTCCTAGTGTTGGTAACATGGGTGCTACAACACCTTATGGACTCTTACAACAAGCTGCCCGTGGCGGTTCTGTGATGGATGGGTATTATGGTATTGATCATAGTACTGGACAAAGGATATCTGGATTTGGTCCTGACACACAATTAATCGCTGCACAACCTGGTGAAGTTGTTATTAATAAGAAAACTGTAGATGCTGTTGGTGCAGATACATTTTTAAGTTTAAATCATTACTATGGCGGTAGTGGTGCAAATCAACCTAAGTTTGGTAGATTATTTAATACTGGTGGAATTGTTGGTGGATTATCCCGTGGTGTTACAAAATTAGCAACTCCAATCGAGAGAGCTATTAACTTTGCATTTCCGGTGGGAGGAAGAAAACCAACAACTAAAGGGCTTCGTGGCGCTCCTCTTAAAAGAATTATGCATGGCACCTCATTTGGAGCACCTGAGTCTATTCGTGCTACAGGATTTAGAGAACAAATGGGAATGCTGGGGAAAGGTGTTTACGGTAGCGTAAAAGGTTGGGTTTCTGATACTTATAGAGGTGCTGGTAAATTTAAAGGAATTTTACCTGGACAAGGACCAAGATTGGATATGTTAGTTCCTCAAGGAGCAAGAACATTAAGAGGTGCTACAGTTGTTTCTGCCAGACAAGCAAATAGAGGTCTAAGAATTGCTGAAGGTATTATGAGTGGGAGGTATACTGGTGCTAAGGCAAGGTCATTAATGCCACTATTGACTAGACAGACACCATCTATGGGTCGTGTATTAACAACAAGTGCTGCCAGACTTGGTGGTAGATTTGTTGGCGCTCTAAATGCGCCGATAATTGGAGACATGCTTGACCCTGCAGGTACTGCAATGTACGATCAACTTAGCGGTCCTTATGCATATTACAATGCACCTGGATATAGAGGACCAAAACCACTAAGAAGGCAAGGTGGTGGAGAGATATCTGGATCAATAACTCCTGAAGAGGGAATGCGTGGATACCAGATGGCTTTAAAGAAAAAAGAACTTCCTGACTGGATAATAACTGAATTAGGGAGAGAGATATGGGATGCTAAGTATGGTCCTGCTGCTAGAGGTGGTGCTGCTTTGAAAAAATACTATGGTGGTGGATTAGTTAAAGAAAATACTGGAATGAATATTCGTGGTGCAACTGCTGATAGACAAATGACTGCACTTCAACCTGGTGAATATGTTTTACCTGTTGACACAGTTTCTCGTCTTGGAACTTCTTTGATTGATAAACTTGTAGCATTTACTGACAGCAATTCAAACCCCGCAAAATTAGGTAAGAAAAATATCAATAGACCAAATATTACTCCACTATCCAATGGTGGAGGGAGTGGAGTGATTACTCTTCCGCCAATTACACAATCAACCTCTGGAGGATCTGCAGGTTCTCGTGGTGCTGGATCAAGAGTTCCTCCATTTCCTGCGACTTCTCCAACTGCTATTGAAGTAAGATCTATGAATGCTAGTATCTATGGGATTGTAGGATAATGGCAATTAACACTCAAAAGTTTTTACCATCAGCAAAAACTACTGCAATTGCTAAGATTGGTGGATCAAATGCATCATCAAGTATTGTAGGTAAAAAAAGTATAAGTGCCGGTAAATTAATGGCACTATCTCAAAAACGCAATGATGAAAGTGTTGATATTGTAAAAAGATCTTTAATTGATGTTGATTCCCTTTTAAGATCTGTTTTAAGTGAAGACAGAAAAACAGAAACTGTAAAAAATGTAAGAAAGCAACAAGAAGAAAGTCAAGAAAGAGAGACTAAATTAGAAACTCCTAAAGAATCTAAGAAGTTTAACTTGCCAAAAGTTTCTCTTCCCGGAATGAGTTTTCTTGATAGAATAAAAAGATTTTTATTTTTCACTGGACTTGGGTGGTTATTTACAAGATTTCAAGAACAACTACCAAAGTTAACTGCCATTGTTAAAATTATTACTCCAATTTATGGAGTTGTTGAAAATATATTCAAATTCATTTTAGAGTCTGTTGTTAATTTTATAGATCGAGGATATCAAACTTATGACAAAATAAGATCTATAGTAAAGAGTGTTGGTGGAGAAAAGGCACAGCAAGACTTTGATAAACTTTCTAGTAAATTAAATGAATACATTAACTATGTTTTTATTGGAGGAATGGCACTCACTGGTGCTATTACAACCTTTACTAAAAATGCAAAAAATTATAAACCACCTAAACCACCAACTCCAACTCCACCAAGAGGTCCATTACAGAGAGTAGTTAGACCTGCTCAAGCAGCAGCAATAAAGGCATCTAGAGCAGCTATAGGAAAGCAAGCAACACGTCAATTATTGAAACTTGCAAAAGGTCCATTATCAAGACTTCCTATTCTTGGTGGGTTAATTGAATTTGGACTTTCTTGGGCTCTTGGAGATCCTGTAGGTAAAGCAGCATTTAGAGGAGTTGGAACTTTACTTCTTGGTGCTGTTGGTTCTTTAATTATGCCCGGGTTTGGAACGTTTATTGGTGGTTGGGCTGGCGCAGAACTTGCTGGAAAATTGTATGAGGTTCTTTTTGAGAATAAAAAACCAGGAGCAACTGTTCAAACTCAAAGACATGGTGGAAAGATTAAACGTTATGCCAAAGGTGGTCAAGTTCTTGGTTCTAAGGGTAGAACTTTAACAATTCAAAAATCTAAGAAACCATATGTTGCACCACAATCAACTCAACCTGGTAAGGATGTAGGTGGAAAGAAAAAGATAGAATACTTATATCCAAATCCATCTGGTGGAACATTTTTTAGCAAAAAATTAACTTTAGATGAGTGGTTAAGAACCGGTAGTGGTGGTACTTATGAAGACTATTTAAAGGAATATGACAATAGAAAAACTAAACCCAATGCATACAAAGCATTGACTGGTGTTGCTGAAATTTTAAAGGATATTCCTTTTGGAATTGGTTCTTTGATGGGTGGAGCAGTTGATGTTGCATTGGGTCAAAAATTAGACAGAGGGACTTTGAAAGGTATAAGTTATGGTCTTGAAAATCTTTTTAGTTCTTTTAGGGCAATATCTGAAAAATCTACACAAGGACTTTATGGTGTTCAGAAAGAAATTTCTACAATGCAGACTGGCGGAGTTATTGGTAGAACTTCTGGTATGGGTTCAGTTGAGGTTGACCCCTTAAAAATTATTGGCGTAAGTATAAAGCAAAAAGTTGATGAGGCACTTAGAGAGGTTCAGAAACAAATCTCCTTAAAAAAAGAAGAGAAAAAAATCACTCCTGGCGGAGAAACAGGACCATCTGCTCCACCACAAAGAGGGCCTGGAGGTGGAGGTGGAGGTGGACCATCTCCAACTGGAGAAAATGGAAGATTGTCAGAATCTGTTCTTAAATCTGTTGGTCAGGGAAGATGTCGTGGTGGATGTAGATTATGGACTCCTGCGGCTAATGCCTATTTAAAAATGAAAGCAGATGCTGCAAAAGATAAAATTAATTTTCAATTGGAAAGTGCTTATAGAAGTTATGAACACCAGGCAGAACTTCGTAAAGATTATGAAGAGGGTAGAGGTCCATTAGCAGCTCTTCCAGGAAAATCGGATCACGGTTTAGGAAAAGCAATTGATTTATATCCAGAAGCGGCGCAAGATTGGGTTAGAGCGAACGGAAGAAAATACGGTTGGTATTGGCCTCCAGAAACTGGAGAACCTTGGCACTTTGTTTATGTTGGTGGAGGAAGACTTGAACCACAAAAACAACAAACACCAATACCAAAACAACAACCGCAAATACCAGATAATCAAAATTATGGAGTAAAAGATGGTGAGCAAAAAAGAGTCAAATATAATAATCAAAACTATGTGATTGCCAGAGACAAAGGTAGGTGGAGAATTTATAAGGTAAATCCAACAACTGGATTACTCGAAGAAGTTGACAGAACAGATCAAAGATTCTTAAAGGTGCTTGAAGAGTATAGAAAAACTCAGTCTCCAACTTCGCCCAAACCTTCAGGACAACAACCAAAAGCAAAGAAATCTGGACAAGCTTCTTGGTATGGTCCTGGATTTCAAGGAGGGAGAACAGCGAGTGGTGAAGTTTATGATATGAATAAATTTACTGCAGCAAGTCCTACTTTGCCATTTGGTACTAAAGTTACAGTTACTAATAAGGCAAATGGTAAGAGCGTTGTTGTTACAATTAATGATAGAGGTCCATTTGAACCAGATTTAGTTACTCCTCATAGAACAAGGGTTATCGATCTATCAAAAGCAGCGATGGATAAACTTGGTGGTCTTGGATCTGGTGTAATTAATGTTGATCTTAATTATCAAGGTGGTGGACTTATTCCAAAACAGTCTCCAAAGAATAGAACATCATCACTCTCAATGTATCCATCATATTCGGAAGGTGGTGTGCGAATTGCTATTCAACCTATGATTATTGAAAAAGTAGTTCCTGTTCCTACTCCTTCTGGTGGAAATAGATCAGTAACATTTCCTGTTTCTGCTGGGGTAAATAATAGTAACATGGAAAGTTTAAGTAGAGGATAAAATGCCAGCAGCAAATTTTGCCGCTCAGGCGGGAGAAACTCAAATTAAAATGTTTGAATTTTATTCAAACTATGGTAAAACTGTTGATGTGTCGAGTGGTTGTATTGAATTAAATTATTATGAGAGCATTCTTGATAATACAATTAGAGCGACTGCAACTTTTGCTGATACTGGAAATAGAAGTTCTGGTGAAGGGTCTGCTTCTGTAGAAAAAGATGACTTAAATTTAACTGTTGGTGAAAAGGTAAATTTAAAAGTAATTGATGGAAATCGAACAAGCCTTGAATTTACTGGCAGCAAACAACTAAGAATTAAAGAAACCCGTAATATTGATGAAAGCACTGATAAATTAACGTTTACTGTAGATCTATTTTCAAAAGAATCTATTGATAATGAAATGGAAGAATTTAGAGTAAAGAAAAGATATGATGGAAAAATTTCAGATACAGTAGATAAAATATTAAAACAGGTTTTGAAAACTTCCAAGAAAATAGAAATCGATACAACTCTTAATTCTCTGAGTGTATTGCCTACGACAACTAAACCGTTTTATCAATGTACTTGGTTGGGCCCTAGATCAGTCCCTACCGTTCAAAATGCAAAAGGAAATCTTGCGGGATTTTTCTTTTATGAAACATATGATGGATTTAAATTTAAATCTATTGATAAACTTTTTGAACAAAAACCTAAGAAAAAACTTATCTTTAATAATTTAATTGGAGAAGTTCCTAAGGAATATGATGCAAAAATATTAGACTATTCTTTCGATAGTACAATAGATTTAAAAAATGTTTTGCTTACAGGATCTCAATTAAATTCTAAGATGAAAGCAGTCAATTCTTATGAGAGTGCCTATCGAGAAAGTTCATTTGATTCAAAGAAGCAATTTAACACATCTAATAATGGTGGAAAAGAGCAACCATTAATTGCAAAAGATCTTGGAATTCAACAAAAAACATCTAGGATATCTTATAAATGGGATGATCCTGGTTTTCTTGTAGAAGGAAAGTCTCTAAAAGATCAACTTCCAAAATCAACGTATATTAATTACAGTAACGATGAAATCTTGAGACAATCTTACATGAGATATAATAATCTTTTTGTTATTAAACTTTCGGTTACTATTGCTGGAGATTTAAGTTTAAGAGCAGGTGATTTGGTTCATTGTGATTTTCCTGAGGTTTCATCTAAAAAGAATACGATTGTCAGTCAGAAAAAAAGTGGTATATATATGATAGCAGATGTATGTCATCGCGTAACAAAAAACAGTTGTTATACAAGACTAAATTTGATAAGAGAATCCATTGGCAGAAAACCATTTAAGTAACATGGACAGAACACTTCAACAACACATTAATGATGATAAAGATGAGATTGATAATCCTAATATCAGTGGCCAACGTCGCCGCCACTTGGAGGATGAACTCGATCACTTAGAAAAATATCAGGTAAATCATCCAGATACTGATCATGATCCAACCGGATTTGAAATGTATTGCGATGAACATCCAGATGCTCTAGGATGTAGAGTATACGAAGATTAATGAATCCATACTCAGGAAACTTTGATTTAGCGACTGTATCTGCTTTACCTAGATGGTTTGGTAGAGTAGTCTCTAGTATTTCTTGGCAAGATAATATTGAAGCATCCCATTTTAATCCAAAAAATCAAAAAGGATGGGGTTATCGATATAGAGTAAGATATTTTGGGTTACATTCTAGTAATACTCAGGAAGTCCCTGATGATCAGTTACCGATGGCAAATGTTGTCATGCCAGTAACTGCTGGTTCTGGTCTTGGTGGATTTATTGATACTCCAACTATTTCTGCGGGGACAATTGTAACTGGTTTTTTCTTAGATGGAATGGGTGGCCAAGAACCTTATATTGATGGTATCTTAATAAACTCAAATAATTCTGTTCCAAAATCTCAACCAAAAGATGAACTTGGTGGACTTCAACTTTTTAATGATACTTATAAAGGAACTAGTCCTCAAACGGGTGCTTTTGTTCCTGATTTTTTGCAGGCAATTAAACCAGTAAATAGACCTTCAAGTGCTAGTACTCAATATAAAGTAGCACAACAAAGTCCACTCACGATTGATCAATTGAGAGCAAGAACTGCTGAAAGGGAAGCAGCAGGACCACAAGTTGGACAAAAAGTTACAGATGCCGAGACATTGAAACTCATAGAACAGGAGAGGGAGATTGGAAGAACCGGAAGATTTACTAGATAATAATAAGGAGTAGTTGAAAAAAATGACAGCGATCACCGCAGGTTCACCATCTACAAGCACCATAATTCAATCTGCTGTAGATAAAGCAAGGACAGTTGACTTTACTGAAATTACTAAAGCGGCATGGTCTCAAGATTTTGACTTGAAAAGGGTTTTAGATATTCAGAGCCCTTGTAAGTCTGATAATAGTTCTATGAAAGGAATTCAAAGAGTTATTAAAAATCTTCAGAATGATCTTGAGAGAATTAAAAGATTTTCAAATGTCAATTCTGCTTTTGATGCATTAACTAAAGAAGATGTTGAACCTTGGAAATCTATTAAAAAACTTATAAATTTTTCCGCAGATGACATTGCAAGTTATGTAAAAAATATATTGGGCGGAGTTCGTGGTTGGGTGATGACCACTATACAAAATAAAGTTAAAGAAAAATTACCATTTCTTTTTCCTGGCGAAATGCCATCATTCATTGATAAGTTGAATAAAGGATTGAATGGAATTTCTTGTGCCTTTGCCAAGATTGTGAGAGGTCTTGCAAAAACTGTGGGAAATTTGCTTCTTCAAATGTTGGATAAATTTATTAACGGTCCAATGTGTTTGGTTGAAAATTTTATTAATAATTTACTTAAGAAAATTTTAGGACCTATAGAATCTGCAATAAAAACTGCCTTGGGAATAATCGACAAAGCACTTTCCGCTGTTCAAAATCTAGCAGGCAGTTTGTTCAACTTACTAGACTTTATTACAGGTATTCTCAACTTTTTTAAATGTGATGATGATAAAGCATGTCCATCAGTTCAGGAGATAACATTGTCTGGTGCTGGGCAAAATAATCCTCAAGGTGGAGATGCTGTTGGTCCAAATTCTTCTTCATCAAGTTCTTCTCCTTTAGATGGTGGAATTACTCCTACTGGACAGTTTACTTCTGGCGTTGCGCAAGGAGATTCGTCTTCTACCCAAGATGCTAGAACATCATCTCCTAGCGGATCTACTAATTCTAATATTGATAAAACCTTTGGGACAAGTCAAGAAGCAAAAGATTTACTTGCTGGTAAAAAAGTTGACGGACTTTCTTTTGAGTTGAATTAATATGGCAGACCAATATAGAGATACCTGTGTAGACAGGCAAAATAAAACTAGAAAATCTTTTAAAGGAAACCCTCTTGATCCAATTAGAATTTCTTTCTATGATAAAGATGGACAAAAGATTAATGATGTAACTAGAAGTGAAGCAAATTGTATTGCAAAAGAAAATCCACAGCAAAAATTTTATTATCAAGATGGTGGTGGATATCAAAGAGAGTTACTTATTGGTCAAGTAAATGCTTTATCTATTTTAGATTCTTTACCAAAAGCACCTAATTGTCCATCAAATCCACAACCTTGTGGTCCACCAAGAGTTCAGTTTTTTGGTGGTATGGGATTGGGAGCAATGGCAAATACAATAATCAGTCCAAATTCTAAATCAATTATTGGATTTGATATTGTAAATCCTGGATTCAATTATCTAAATCCTCCTTTTGCAAATCTTGTTGATGAATGTGGAAATGGATCTGGTGGAAATTTATTAGTTCAGACTAGACCTTATAGTGGAGGAGATCCTACTAAGGGAGGTCTAGAAATAAAGAACATTGTTATTACTGCTCCTGGAGATGGTTATCTTCCTGCACCTGACGGGTCTCTAGGTGGAAATGGAAGAGTGTGGAAATATCCTGAGGAAGGATATGTTGAAAGGAGTGATGGAAGCATCTATATAGTTCCTTCCGGTGCTATACCTGAAAATTTACCAGTTGGAGATAAATTTTATCCACCGGAATTACCGAGAACACAACCCACAATAAATACTTTGCCGACAACATATCCAGTAGTAGCTCAACTTGATGAAATATTTGTGGCAGATCCTGGATTTGGGTATGAACCTGGCGATACTTTGCAGGTGCTTGCTTCTGATGGTACAACCGGAGGAGCTGAATTGAGACCTGTTATAAATGACAGAGGAGAAATAATTCAAGTTAAAGTTATAAAACCGGGAATAGGATTTGTTGATCTTCCTGAGATTATTATAGATTCTTCTAGAGGTTATAATGCAAAATTAATACCTGTATTAAAAGTAATTCCGTTGAGTCAACTTCCTGATCCAGCAGTAATTCCGCGATCAACTGCAGTAATTTCTGTTGTTGATTGTGTTGGTAGAATACTACCAAGAGAGACCTTTGATGTAGTACCGAGATGACAAAATCCAAAAATTACGAAACAAAAAGAACAGGTACAAAAGATGGACAAATATCTTTTGGACATATTCATGGAGATCAAGTAAAGTCTTCTGTTATGGTTCAGGGACAAGAAGCACTTGAATATATTTCTATTGATCAAACTGAACCAAGAAAACGCTGGATGACATCAAGATGTCGTGGAAGATATCAAGTTAAATGTGGTGATGATATTCCTAAGGATCAGGTTGGGATGTGGTTTAATGCGGATAGAAGTGATATACTAATTCAAACCAGAGGTAGACTTAGATTAGAAGCGGAAAATATTGACATAATTGCTCGTGGGCCTGATGCCACTAAAGGTGTGGTTAATATTATTTCAAATGAAAGTGTTAATGTTGAAACTAAAAAGTTTACAGTTAATGCAAATGAGACTATCAGTTTATATACTGATGGAGAAATGCTGCAGAGCGCAATAAATATTATGAAAATGTACGCTGGAAGTATTCAAAAAATGACTTCCATGAGTGCTATAAAGTCTCCTTCTCAACCGATTTTGAAGAATTTACTTCAGTTAACAAAACAATTCCCAAATTAAAAAATTATGTCAAGTTCAAGCGATTTTGAATTAATTCATGGACAACTTCATGTTTGTGATCGGGTTAATGATAAACCTTTAACCCCGGAAGCATTAGGTAGAGGTACTTGCAATATTAGAGGTGCTGCCTATTTTCAGTCTCCCACAATTTTGGGAAATGATAAGACCTTTGATGCGACTGAAGCGACCGTTATGATAGGTCCTTTGAAAAATTTAGATGCACCTTTTCCTATTGTTTGTGGAAACTTGGAATTCATAGACAAATGGGAAATTAGTCCCTGCTCAAACGTCGGAGTTGGGAAGGGAATGGAAAAAGGTAAAGAACTTTTGAATCCATATTCTTTAGTTGTTCGTAAAGGACGACCAATAGTAGAGGGTCCAGAATGTTGTGCTCCAAAATGCGAAGGTCCTAGAAAAGGTCCAGCTGCCGCGATGTTTATTGGTGATGTTGATTTTTATGAGAACGTAAGAATTAAAGAAAAATTATCTGTTGTTGATAAAGCAGATTTTTATGATGATATTGTAGTTAGGCAAAATGTCATTACTGGTAAAAATGGATGTTTTGGTGGAACTCTAGATGGTACTCCGACAGGAAGATTACTTGCGAGAATTGAAGTAGCAGATGCTAGACCAAAACCATTTGATATGGTTCATCCATCACTTGGGAAAGGTCATCGTCTTCGTTATGCTTGTATTGAGGGCCCTGAAGTTGGTGTATATTTTAGAGGTAGAGTAACGAATAAAACTGAGATTGAACTTCCCTGGTATTGGAAGGACTTGGTGCATACTAGAAGTATTTCTGTTCAACTTCAACCAATAGGATCTCATCAAGATATTATTGTAAAAAGATGGGACGATCAAAAAATATATCTTCAGTCAAAGAGTGGAATTCCTATTGATTGTTTTTATCATGTCTATGCAGAAAGGAAAGATGTTAATGCACTTGTTGTTGAATATGATGGCAACGAATGGAGTGATTATCCTGATAAAGATTATAACGATCCTCAATATGCGAATAAGGTAAACACTAAGACGTTGTGAAAAGATTGATTTATATTGAGGAAAATTTTTTAGACGCAGTAGCGTGTAAATCGTTTATAGATTTTGCTATTGAAAATAAGGATAAAGAATTGCCATATGGTAATGAAAGTAGAGGTGGAGATACTTTTATTACTAATTTAGATTGTGGTGGTAACCTTTATCAAGGAGGAGTGCCTGATTGTATAGACTTAAATGGTGTAAAAAATCCAATAATTTCTTCAATTACAAAAATTTGCAAGTCTTTTGATGAAAATATTAAATTAGACTATGCGACGATCGTGAGATGGCCTGAAGGAACTTTTATGAAACCTCATTATGATAACTCCTATCAAGATAATCCTGATGTTTTTGCTGCTCTAGTGTACCTAAATGATTCTTATAGTGGTGGATATACTTGCTTTGAGGACTTTGAAGTGAAACCACAATTAGGAAAACTAGTTATATTTTCCAACTCCCAATATCTTCATCATGTTACAAAAGTTGAGGACAGCGAAAGATTTGTTCTTTCCCTCTGGTACAGTGGGTTGACACGGACCCTTGACCGTGCTATGATACATGGGTAATCAACGGACGACCGAATGCAAGACGAGTACCTCTCACGCTGCGTGGTGGACCCTATCAAGCGTACAGTGTATCTGTATTCTAACGAAGGGTCAGAGAAGCAAGTGACCTGTGATACAGTAGAAGAATTTATGAATGTGCTAGAGTTTGTTCGTTCTGCAGTGGATGAAGAGACTCTCTCATACGCAAATCCACTTTAATTTCCATTTTTGGTCCAAAAATTTTCCCGGTAAAAATTGCCCTTATTACTTTTTTGAAAAAGTATGGTTTATAAAATTTCATACAAAGACCTCAAAGAGGAACCAGTCAAAACCACTCCCGAAAATGTAAAAGAGTCAAATGAAGCACTCTTTACAGCAAAGTGGAATCTCCCTAAAGCAGCAAAGCACTGTGGAATGTCACAAAAAGAAATGAAGTTGACATTCTGGGAATATATCAAGTATAATCCTAGTACTTACCAAGCGTAAGTTTTTTGCGAGTATGGTGGAATCGGTAGACACACCAGACTTATGAAAATTGAGCCTCATTTAGGAAACTTTATGAGTGTAATTCCTCAAATTCGGTGAAACCTGTAAAATGGCAATACCGAGCCAAGCATCGCAAGATGAAGGTGTAGAGACTAGACGGGGAACACCTAAACCAAAAGGTATGGTGAAGGTATAGTCCAGACCACAAACCGAAAGGGTAGTGAAAACTATAGTGGTACGAAAATCTGTTGGGCGTATGCCCGTGGGAGTTCAAGTCTCCCTACTCGCATTAGAGTTCATACTCTAAATAAACAAAAGTAAGGGACTATTCTATGAAATACAGAATAGATGCCAGATATGTTTGGTATAACAAAGGATCAATGGTTGTTCTTATGTATTTCATAAACCAGATTCCTTTTACTTTTGATGAACTCCCTGACGAATCTATATTTGACTTGGAGTTAGTAGAATTAGCAGACAAAGAAAGAAGGTTTGAACCAGAAGATCTATACCAGTCTTCTTACTATCTAATGATGGAAGAATGTCATCCTTTATTATACGAACTTGATCTGGAAAATCCTGAAATGTTGCCTGTTGATTAAGTTTGTAACTATAATAAATAGTTACAAATCATATTTAAAATATGAAAACCTGTACTAAATGTGGACTATCCAAATCACTAACAGAATTTCACTCTGCTGGTATAATAGATGGTAAAAAATATCTTCGTGGTGAATGCAAAGTTTGTCAGAAGAAAGTTGTAAAAGCAAGGACAAAATCTATTAAAGAAGATTATGTTTCTTGGAAAAAAACTTTGAAGTGTACCAGGTGTGGGTTTTCTGATTATCGTGCCCTCCAATTTCATCATATTGATGAAAAAGAGCATACTATTGCAAATATGTTCCGTGGTGGATTTTCTCTAGAAAGTATAAAAAAAGAAGCAAAAAAGTGTGAAGTTCTTTGCGCCAACTGCCACCAAATACACCATTCGCCCCTATAGCATAACGGTTACTGCATCCGCCTTGTAAGCGGAAGATTTTCGGTTCGATTCCGAATGGGGGCTCTGAGTTCTATAACTCCAATGTCACTTATTTCACAACAAGACCGCCAAATGGTCATTGAAGCACTTGAATATTATGTTCAAAAACTTAAGGAAGATAACTGCACTCCTGCCTCTATCAGTGCATTCCAAACCCTCCTTAACTGGGTCGAACTGGAGCATTTCAAGCATGAAAATTAATCTTTGGTATTGTAAAGACATGAAACAGTGGCGTTGGGTTTTAACTGATGATAGTAGACCTATTCTTAAACAGGAATCTGGTCAGCAACCATTTCTCCGTGATGCTATGAATGATGTGGCAAATACTGTAGAATATATGTTAGAATGCAAACAAAGTGAGTAATTGGAGGCAGCAACTAGTGTCTTGGCGGATTTAGTTGCGTAAGGCCTCCTTTTATAGTATAATAAATAATAATAGTCAACGCCAAGACACAATGAACGAATACTACACTTACGCATATTTGCGTGAAGACGGAACACCTTACTACATTGGCAAAGGTAAAGGAAGAAGAGTTTATAATAGTCACATTAGACAAAACAAAACAAATTTAAAACCTAAAGATAGTAGTAGAATTCTTCTTTTAAAGAAAAATCTTACAGAAGAGGAAGCAAGTAAACACGAAATTTATATGATTTATGTGTTTGGAAGAAAAGATTTAGGAACTGGTATTCTTCGTAATATGACTAATGGTGGAGATGGAATATCTGGATATTCTCATACCGAAGAAACTAAAAAACTTCTTTCAGAAAAAACTTCTGGAAAAAATCACACTTGGTATGGGAGGGAACATACCGAAGAATCAAAAAGGAAAATGAGAGAATCTAGTAAAAATAGAGAAAGAAAACCTCATAGTGAAGAAACAAAAAAGAAAATGAGGGAGTCTGCTAAAAAATATTGGAAAGATGTAGGTAGAAATATTAATGGGGAAAATAATCCCTTTTATGGAAAATCACACAGTGAAGAAACTAAGAAAAAAATAGGAGATAATGTTAGGAAATGAGTACAAATACTTAGTTTTATGAAAAGTGACTTCTATATAGAAAGAGTGACCAAAAAGGAACTTGAATCACTCCTTTTAACTTATCATTATCTTAAAGATGAGAGTAAAACATACAAGTCGGGTTTCAACTATGGACTTTATAGAAACACTTTCACAGATGTCCTTAGAATTGGCAACTGTCTTGGTGCTTGCATTTTTACTGGTCTCCCAGTTCCAGAAATAGCAAAAGGAGCATTTGGATTAAATCGTAATGAACAACAAGGACTTTTCGAACTTTCAAGACTTTGCATCGAACCTAGTACGCAGTCACGAGAATATAACATCACTTCTTGGTTTGTGTCAAAGGCGATTAGACAACTTCGAAAAGATACTGAAGTTAAAGCAATCCTTTCTTATGCTGATTCAAATCACCATTCTGGTACAATTTATCGCGCTTGCAACTTTAAGTATTACGGTCTCACGGATCGAAAAAAAGATTTCTATTATTCAGACGGAACTAAACACTCTCGCGGAAAAGTAAAAGGTTCTGAAGGTGAGTGGAAAGAAAGAAGTAGGAAGCACAGATACTTAATGGTATTTGATAAAAAACTTCAAAAAAGGTTGACTTGGAAAGAAGAGTCGTGGTATAATAATCAAGACGATACTGAATCGTTACAGTGACCCAAAAAGTGTGACTTCAAAACCTCCTTTTGGAGGTTTTGTTGTATGATAAATAATCCATAACGGAACTATAAGTATTAATAAGATGGGTCTTTCACGTCTCGATAATTTTCTGAAATCAGTACGCGGAACGATTTTATATGTTGATCCAAATAGTATTGACTCTACAGATAGCATTGAAAATCAGGGCAATAGTTTAACTAGACCATTTAAAACAATTCAACGCGCACTTATTGAGGCAGCAAGATTCTCATATCAAAGAGGATTGGATAATGATAGATTTGGAAAAACAACAATTCTTCTTTATCCTGGAGATCATATTGTAGATAATCGTCCTGGATGGATACCATTTGAATCTAATAATTATTTGCTTAGAAGTGGAGCAACTTCTAATGTATTTCCTCCATTCGATTTAACATCAAATTTTGATTTAACTTCTCAAGATAATCAACTTTATAAATTAAATTCAATACATGGTGGAGTTATAATCCCAAGAGGAACTTCTATTGTTGGTTTAGATCTTAGAAAAACTAGAATTAGACCACTCTATGTGCCAAATCCTGAAAATAATAATATTGAAAGATCTGCAATTTTTAGAGTAACTGGATCTTGTTATTTTTGGCAATTTACTTTCTTAGATGCAGATCCTAATGGTGTATGTTATAAAGATTATACTACAAATACTTTTGTTCCTAACTTTTCTCACCATAAATTGACTGCATTTGAATATGCGGATGGTGTAAATTCTGTGAACATTGCAGATGACTTTTTGATATATTCTGCTGAAAGAACTGACTTGGATATGTATTATGAAAAAGTTGGTCTTGCATATGGACAAGCATCTGGAAGAGAAGTTCAACCAGATTTCCCTGTTGCTGGAATTAATATTCAGTCAAAAGTTGATGAATATCGTATTGTAGGATCTCGTGGTGCTGAGATTGGTATTTCAAGTATTCGTGCTGGAGATGGAGTAACTGCAACCACAACTATCACTGTAGACCTACAAGAAGTTCTTCCTGGACTAGACGTAGATACTCCAATTAGAATTGAAGGTGTAGGCGTAGATGGTTATGATGGACAGTTTGTTATCAGTGAAGTCAATAGTCCAACTCAAATTTTATATAAAGTTCAAAACCCACCATTACAAGCACTTCCTTCCCTCACCAACGCAACATTAAATATAACAATTGATACTGTTACTTCAGCATCTCCATATATTTTCAACTGTTCGCTAAGATCCGTTTATGGTATGTGTGGAATGCTTGCTGACGGAAGCAAAGCGGATGGATTTAAGAGTATGATTGTCGCCCAGTTTACTGGTGTCGGTCTTCAAAAAGATAATAGAGCGTTTGTAAAATATAATTCTTCATCGGGAACATATGAAGACTTCACTGCATTTGGTAACGAAAATATTCAATCTGATAGTCGAGCAGTATATAAACCTTCTTATGAAAATTTTCACATCAAATGTCAAAATGATGCATATATCCAAGTAGTATCTGTATTTGCTATTGGATATGCTGGTCAATTTGTTGTAGATACTGGTGGAGATCAATCCATCAATAACTCAAATTCAAACTTTGGAGCAAAAGCTCTTGTAGCAAAAGGTTTTAGAAATAGTGCATTCTCCAGAGATGATGTTGGATATATTACTCACGTTATTCCTCCCAAGTTCTTAGAAACTACAGAGGTAAATGTTGAATATGATTCTATCGATGTTAGTAAGACCGTAAGTGTTGGAAATACAAGTAGATTATATCTTTATAACCAAAATAATCAAGGCGTTTCTCCAGAAGGTGTTATAGAAGGTTATCGTTTAGGTGCCAAAATTAATGATACTCTTAATGTTTTAATTAACCAAGGAGGAAGTGCAACTGAGTATTCTTCTAAAATTGTCATGCCAAGCAGTGAAAATACTGCTTCAGAAAAGAAATTTATTGTGGGAAGAAGCACTGTAGGAATTAATAGTATTGCATCAAATACTATTACATTCACAAAGTATCATACTTTTGAAAATGGAGAAACTGTTCGTGTAATATCTAATACAGGTCAACTTCCAGATGGATTAGAACCAAATCAAACTTACTATGCAATTACTTCTGGTGTTGGTACTGATAGAATAAAACTGGCAAAAACTCTCAATGATGCAATTAGTTTAAATGCTCTTACTATTAATAGTAAAGGTGGAGTTCTAAATGTTATCAGTAGAGTTTCTGATAAAAAACCTGGAGATTATGGACATCCTATTCAATATGACACTACAAACTCTCAGTGGTATGTAAATGTTTCTTCAGCATCAACCGAAAATACAATTTATCCTACAATTGTTGGGTTGGGAACAACTGTTCTTGGTTCTGCAACTCCTAGAACATATATTAAGAGAAATCCTGATACAAGAAGTGTAATTGATACTGCATATAGACTCCGTTATGTAATTCCAGCAGATTCAACTCTCTCCGGTCGTATACCAATTGAAGGATATGTAATTCAAGAATCAAATAGTTCTATTGGATCTTTAAACGCAGAAGTTGGATATCAATTCCATCCAACAGGTGCAACACTTTCTAATTCTACTCAACTAAGAAATCCAAGAATTATTGCGAATGCAAGTTGGTCTTCTGGTACTGCAAGAATAGTAACAGAACTTCCTCACGACCTTCAGGTTGGATCTACTGTTGAAATAGTAAACATTAAGAGTACTAATAATACTGCGGGAATCGCTAATACTGCTTACAATGGCACATTTTCCATTTCTGGAATTAGTAGTGCAAAACAATTTACTGTGAGCATTCCAAATAATCCAGGAACATTCACAAACGATACCTCAACTAGAACAACATCTCTACCATATTTTAGAAAAAAACAGTTTAAAAATACTTATATTGTCTATAAGAGTCAGGAAATCCAAAAGTACATTCCTGGTGAAAGGGATGGAATATATCATTTGATTGTTGTTAATGCATCAAATTCGCCTTCAATATCTCCATTTGAAAACGAAAAGTTCTTACAACCAATTCAAAATCTATACCCACAAACAAATAGAGATAATCCAAACTCAGATCCAAAAGCATCTGTATCATTTGCTCTTCCATCCACAATTGGTCAAGTGGTCATTAATGAACCACAGAATAGCATTACTAAAGAAACTTTAGAAAAAAAATTAGTTGATACTAGTGTTGGATTTGGTATTACAAATATTGTTTCTGTTTCTGCTGGCACTGCACATACCTTCTTTACCACAATTGATCATGGTTTAAATCAAGTTACTAAGGTCAATATTATAAATGGTGGTAGTGGATATGGTGTTGGTAGTGCAAATACTGAATACTATTATAATGCAAGATTAGTTGGTTATGCAGGTTCGACAACCGGACAAAATGCTACTGCAAGAGTGACTGTTAGTGCTGCAGGAACTATTTCTAATGTTTTAATTATGGATGGTGGTAGTGCCTATGGGATAGGCAATACTATGACGATTGTTGGTATTGCAACAACAACATCATTCTCTGAAGCAACTGTTCAGGTAAGTACTATTAATAGTAACATTGGAGATGTATTAAGTCTATCAGGTATTATTCTTGATGAATATGAACAATATAATAATCTCTACAAGATTACTGGAATTTCTAGTTCAAAAGAAGTTGTAGTATCATCAGCATCTACTGTTGGTTCATCTGCAATTTCTGGTATTGGAATAACTGCAGCATCCTTTGCAAATGTTACTCTAACTGGTAAATGTTTAGATGTTTCTTCTATCTCATACAATAGAATTACTGGTCTTGCGACTGTTACAACAGTTCAAGGTCATGGATTAAATATTAATAATGCAGTTAGGTTCGATGGTGCAGACAATAAGTTTTATAATGGCATATTCTTAGTAAAAGAAGTTGTTGGTCTTTCTACTTTTATTACAAACTTTGGAATTAGCACAACAACTCAGTCAACATCTGGAACTATTTCTGTTTATCCACCTGGTTTTGTTGCTGCGGGTGGAAATGTAACAGCAGAAAATGAAAACCTTGGAGGAAGACTTTCTGCTCAATATGCAGGAATTACGACAACTATTTCTTCTGCGATTACTGATGAGAATGTAAGTACAATTAATATCTCTAATGTTGGAGATTATAATTTCCAAATAGGAGATTATCTTCAAATCGATGAAGAAATTCTAAGAATTAAGAGTACTGTCACATCCAATCCAGTTTCTGTTTTTAGAGGATTGTTAGGCACCCGCAAAACAACCCATGTCAATGGATCTGTTATCAGGAGAATCAAACCACAACCAATAGAACTTCGTAGAAATTCTTTAATTCGTGCATCTGCTCATACATTTGAGTATCTTGGTTTTGGTCCGGGTAACTATTCAACTGCTTTCCCTGATAAGCAAGATAGATCTATTACTCCTCAGCAAGAACTATTAGCACAAGCAACTAAAAAAGATGGCGGTGTAGTTGTCTTTACTGGAATGAATGCTGATGGTAATTTTTACGTTGGTAATAAAAAAGTAAATTCAACAACTGGAGAAGAAGAAACCTTTGATACTCCTATTCCAACTGTTGTTGGCGAAGATCCTGGAGTAGGTCTTAATTTTGGATTTAATGTTATCAATCCACTTGAAATTTCTGTAGATCGATCAATTCGTGTTAATGGTGGAGCAGATAATAATATTATTTCTAAGTTTGATGGTCCAGTAGTCTTTAATAACAAGATCATATCTACATCAAATAAAGGAATTGAAGCAAATTCAATCTTCCTTCAAGGCAGTGAAACGGTTTCTAGAAAATATACTGTTGGAATTTCTACACCAATTCTTGCCGGAAATCCAGGCGATGTTCAGTATAATGCAAATCCTGCAAGTGATGATTATGTTGGATGGGTATATACTAACAATAATCAATGGGAAAAATTTGGTTATATTGGAGCATTTGAAGATGCTAGAGTTGGAGTTTCTTCTGGCGGAAATTTTGTTGGAATTTCTACTTTAATTAACTTTGTTGCTGGTGTAGGTGCAACGGTTTCAACTGCTTATAGTTCTACTAGTGGAATTACTACAGTTACTTTCCAGGCAACTCCTCTTCAAATTGGAGTTTCTACTGGTTTAGGTTTAAACAAAGTATTCTCTGGTATTGCCACAGAATTAAACTTTGTTGGTTATGGTGTATCAATTACTGCTGTTCAAAACGCAGGAATTGCAAGTATAACTTTTGATGCTTCTGTAGGTGGATCCGGTTCTCCAGGAGCTCCATTAAATTCAATTCAGTATAATAATAATGGATTTTTTGCAGGTAGTTCTAATTTAGTTTTTGATGGAACAAATTTAATTGTTGCAAACGCTATCGGTATTAATAATCCTCTTCCAATAGCAAAACTTGATATTATTTCATCTACAACTGAAGCACTTCATATTAGATCAACGAGTGGTTCTGGAAACATTGTTACTGTTGATAATGTTAATACAGATACTACGCCATTCATTATTGATGTTAATGGTAATGTTGGTATTAATACTCTAACGGCAAATGCTGCCTTAGATGTTGCGGGTAATGTTGCAGTGGTTGGTTCTTTAAGACTTTATGAAACTGATAGGACAAATTATGTTGGACTACAAGCACCAGTTTTAGGAACTAACTACACATTAACATTACCAACAACTGTTGGTGCTGCAAGCAGCATTCTTCGCACAACAGGATCGGGTGTTCTTGATTGGGTGTCTCCTTCTTCCATAGTTGCCGGTATAGTTACTAATACTGACAATCTTGCTGAGGGTTCTTCAAACCTATATTTCACGCAAGAAAGAGCGCAGGATTCAATTGCAGCAGCAATCAATGCAGGTATTCAAACTGGAATTAATGTAACTTATGATGATGCAAATAACAGAATTAATTTCAATAATACTGCATCAACTCCTTATCCATTCACAACTCGTGGATTTAGTATTCCTATCTGATTATCCTGCTTCCGGAATAACTACTATATTATAAGCAGTAACATTTGTAGCGGAGAACGTTTGCCCTGCCGATATCATAATTTCTGTCGGCAGTGCTGCAGATGTGCCTGTTGTGGCAGACGTTGTTGCATTATTTCCGTTAGTGGATGATGCACTTACATAAGCAATATTTCTTCCAATTGCAGTTATGCCAAGCGCACTTACAATAACTGACGCCCAACTCATAGAGATATTAGTACCACTCATGTAGTTAATAATAACTCTTACGTTTTGTCCTGTGTTATTCGTATAACTTACATTACTTGAACCGCTTAATACTTGCGCTGCCATATTCCCAAAAAATACTTTTAGTTATTTAGTTTTTATAAATAACTAGAAATAACAAGGGGAGAGTGAACCTTGGCTATAAATAAGAATTTTGTAGTAAAGCACGGGTTAGAAGTAAATACTAATCTTATTCTCGCTAAAGCAGAGACTGGTAGAATTGGTATTGGAACCACAAATCCGTCTTCAAGGTTTAACGTATATAATACATCCGAGTCTAAAGTAGTAGTTGAAAGTTTAGAGCAAGAAGCTTCGATTGTAATTGATTCTGGAATTACTTCAACCTCTTATATTGAGTTCAAGCAAGATGGAACTCTAAAGAGTAATATAACATTCGATTCTGCAAATTCTGATTCTTTAGAAATAAATTCTAGAACAAATAAAAATGTCGTAATCGCAAGTGGTGGAGGTGAGGTCGGTATTGGGACCACTAATCCATCAGCATTATTTCAAGTAGGTCCTGGACCCTCTTCAGTTGTAATTACGAATTCGAGCGGTATTGGTTCTGTTGGTATTGGTACAGTAACACCAACGTCTAACTTGCATGTAGTTGGAACTACTTTATTAATTGGCGATACAATCCAAACTTCAGGATCTGTTGGAATTTCAACTAGAAATCCAATTCAGAGATTTCAAATTGGAACCAGAAATGACTTTGTTCCTGCAGTTTCTGTTGCAGGTTCTATCGGTATTTCGACTGATATTATCACTGGTATTGATACCTCAGGTATATTTGTTGGATATGAACTTGTAGGAATAACCACGATCGTTTCTGTTGGAACGACAGTAACTTCTATAGGTTCTGGAACTGTAGGTATTGGAACCACAACTTTAAATACTACATCTTCTTTAAGTGGTGTATCATTTACATTTGGATTTAGAGACGACAGTAAAGTATTCGTAGTCACTTCTGATGCTAAGACTGGTATTGGGACCACAAATCCAACATCAAAACTTCATGTTGTAGGAGATACTTTAGTAACTGGAGTATCTACATTTGTAGGATTTTCAACCTTTAATAATGATGTATATGTCGCAGGATTATCAACTTTTGCAAGCAATGTACATCTTCTTGATAATAAAAAGTTATATCTTGGTGATGGTAATGATTTAGAAATTTATCATAGTGGAACTGATAGTTATATTAAAGATGCTGGAACTGGAAATTTAATTATTAATTCAAATAATGTTCAAATTAAAAATGCTGCTGACAATGAAACTCTTGCCTCCTTCATTGAGAATGGTCAAGTAGAACTTTATTATGATAATTCTAAGAAGTTTGAAACAATTGGTACTGGTATAACAATAACTGGAGACACTTTTACAAATCAACTAAGTGTTTCTGGGGTATCTACATTTGTTAATGGAACAGTATTCATTGGATCTGGTACTACCACTGGCACCGAATTACAAACGCTTCAAGTAACAGGTGGTGTATATGTTTCTGAAAATATCGGTATTGGAACAACCAGGCCAACATCAAAACTTCAGGTCGTAGGTACTTCTTTAGTAACTGGTATTGCAACTTTCAAAGATAGAGTTATTTTTGATAGTAAAAATTCAATACAAATTCCTGCAGGAACAACTGCAGAAAGAGATTCTGTAGGAACTGCAGTAACTGGTCAAATTAGATACAATACTGAATACTCAACTTTTGAAGGATTTGGACCTGGTGGATCTTGGGGATCCTTGGGTGGTGTAAGAGACGTTGACGGAAACACTTACATTGTCCCAGAAACAGCACCTGGAGCAAACGAAAATACCTTATTCTTTGTTACTGACGGTACTGAAAAAGTTCAGATAAATCCAGTTGGTAATGTTGGTATTGCTACAACAAATCCAACATCAAAACTTCATGTCGTTGGCAATACCTTAATAACTGGAGTATCTACATTCAATGATAACGTTGTAATTGCAGGAGAACTAAGAGGACCTGCAAACTTTATTATTGATCCAGCAGCAGTTGGTGATAACACAGGTGCTGTAAGAATTAGAGGTGATTTATATGTAGATGGTACTCAATTCCAAGTTAATTCTTCCACGATTGAATTAGCTGATCTAAGAGTTGGTATTGCCACAACAGTAGGAACTAATTTATTACTGGATGGTGGTGGTATTGGTATTGGTTCTACTAATATTCTAAAATCATTTACTTACAATTATTCAAGTGATGCTTTAAAATCAAGTGAGAATTTAGATTTAGCATCTGGAAAAGTATACAAAATTGATGGTACTGAATTACTATCATCTAATCAAGTAACTGTTCCAAATGCAAATATTTCGGGAGTTTCTACTCTTTCGAATACTGTAGTTGGTGGTGCCACAACTCAGTTAGTTGTAAATGGTGATACTAGAATTACTGGTATCTTAACAATAGGATCATCGAGTGTCACATTAAATGGTACAACTAATGCAATTAATGTTGGAACAGGTCTTACTTTGACTAGCAATGGTATCAACGCTACAGGCATTGTAACTGCATCTACTTTCTACGGTACTGGTGGATTTTTAACTCTAGGTGCTCCCGATGATGGTGCATTGACTAGTTCGGGAGCACTCAATACTCTTTCAAGTAGTTCAAAAATAGTTAATAGTATTGATGATTTGAATGAGCTAGCATTTAATATTATCAGAAACACTGCTGTAACCAATGTCGATTTTTCATCAAATAGTGTTGCCGGAGGATCTCCTCTTTCTATTACACTTTCAGTTACCAGTTCTGGAAATGCTAACCGTTATGATGTTGATTGGGGAGATGGAACAACAACATCTGACTATAGTTCGGCATCTATTCCTCACACATATACTCAACCAGCAGGTGGGCAGTTCTCAATATCACTGGTTGCCAAGAATAATACTGGAGTAGGTGCAGGTAGTAGTTATTCTACGTCTAAGAGTAGTTATATTACAGTATATACTCCAAACCCAACAGTTTCCTTTGATCTATACAGAACATCTACTGGAGGTTCTGTACTTTCAGGAAATGATCTATATGTAATTGAAGGTCAATCTTTATACTTAGATAATAACACTTCAAATACAAATGGAGCAACCGTTAATTATACAATGAACTGGGGTGATGGATCAACGAATGATTCTATTGCAAATAATACTGCTGCTGGCGGCGCAGATGTTTCTGCTTCAAGACTACAACATACTTGGTCGGATGGAACAAATAGTTCTACAAGTAGAGATACACTTACTTTAACCTTAAATGCACATAATACTGCAGACCCTGCTGTTATTCCTGCTAACGGAACTGCATTATTAAAAGTTTATGATGATGCTCCCACTGCACCTGATGGATTAAGTAGTAAAACATTATCAAATGTTACCAGCACTGGAACAAGTCCAAGACTTGTTTCTGGATTTACTGATAATACTGGAGGTACTACATTATCTGCTGGCAATGATGTCAATCGTATAACTGGAGGAACTGCCGAAGCTACAGCAACTGCTTCATTTGCTTATAATGCAAACAGTGGAACTCTTACAGCACAGGTGAACGGGTCCTCTGATGGTTCTAGAGTATTGACTAGTGGAGATGATTCTGGAACTTATACAAGTCTAGTAATCACTGAAGAAAGTGATTATCAGTTATTGAATTCTTCTGGTTCAACTACTACCTTTGCAGCAAGTATCTATTATCCTGGACTGTATAAAGGATTTAAGGCAAAAGTTTCAAAAGCAGTTTCTGCACTAAATGTTGGTGTGAATAGTATGAGACTGCTTCATAGTGTTACTGGTAACACAAACGCAGTGCAGTTTGTTAAGGATGATGTAACTTCTACACCTGTTGTAAGTATTTCAACTGCAACACTTACAGAAAACGTTGCTGGTACTTATCGCTATGTTTCTGGTATTCCTTATTACAACAGTGGTTCTCCATCTCTTACTTTATCTGGACTGACTGTTACAAACCTTACAGGACAAACATATACTAACCAATCCGATATTGTTGAAGTTGATACTGGTACAAACCAAGAGGGAACTTCCAGTGCAGCTACAACAGATAGTGATTATACATATTCTCAAATTAACGGTCCTTCAAGTATGTTAAGTGGTGGGATACCCATTGCTAACGTTGGTGTTTCTTCTCCTTACGCTACCGGAAGTCTGACTGTTCCAATCACATCCTCAAGTGTAAGAACTGTCGATCGAGTAAGAGTACGTGCTAAGAATGTAAATGGAACTAGTAGCTATACAAGTGATATTTCTACTAATATTCAAGTTCATACTGCAGCGCAGAGTGGAATTAGTGAAATTTCAATAGCAGTTCCTTCTGGACTTGGTGATGGAACTTATACTGATAATGGAAAGAGAATTTATGATTTTGGCCCTGGAGTTACTACAACAACTCCTTCTTATAATGGAGCAACTAATTTCTATACTAACAATCCATATTCTGAATCATCTTCTCCAGCAGGAATTACTACAACAGCAGAAGCAGTTGTTAGATTGGGTGCTATCACTCACAATCAAGTGAATTATTCTGCTGGATATCTTCCAGTCGGTCCAGATTTTTCATCTGGAAGAAGTGGAACTCAGTATTTTACTTTTGCATTTAGAAGAAGAGTTGTTGCTAACTTTGATATTAACATTACAAGTTCAACTGGTGTTGCTGGTGTTTGGATTGCTGCTCCAGGAACAAGCATAGATACTACAAGTGGATTAAATGGTTGGTTAAGAGCAGATACTGCTTATGGAGGTTCTGGAGTTCCTGGTAGTGGGCCGGGTGGAAATGGTTCTGATGGATGTGCTTTCACTAATGGAGATAGAATTCTTACATCAACATCTTTAAGTGGTGGTTATACTATGACATTAGGTAGCGAAAACATGAGTAATGCTACTGGTAATGTTGTTCTTATAAGAATTGCTTTGAACTCAGGGCAATCCGTAACAAGTCTTAGTATAGGAGTTGCAGCGTAAAATGGCTATTTCAAACGATCAGAAGATAGACTATCTCTGGAAAAAAATTGGTTATGGTAGAGCGAAGACTGATACTGCAGCGATTAAGGATGCAGTAAACGAATCAATCTCAAGTGCTTTATTGTTGAGAGGTGATAACGTCTGGGCTCAATCAAATTTAATACCAACGACTATTCCCGGTAGCAGTACATCAGTAGTTACTTTATATCCAACATCACTACCCGTCGAATGTACTGCAGATACTACTTCTTCCACAAATAGAACTTGGAAAACAAACATTACCGATTGGATTCCGCCAGAAATTGGTTCTACTTATCTTGTGAAGGTATACGTTCATACATCAGGCAATGCTGCAACTGCTGCTGCATCTGGAACTCAATTAGTCGCTGCGGGTTCTGGTAATAATGATGAGTGGTTCTTCGACTATCAATCAGGAACTTTAAACTTTATTGGAACAAACCTTCCAAGTGGAGTTAATTTTACTGGCAAGAGTGTTTATATTAGTGGTGCAGTTTATAGTGGAATTAAAGGAGTTCCTGCTGTAGGTTCTGCAAATACCTTTACAAATTTAGACTTAACCGGAAACTTAAATGTATCTGGAGTTTCCACATTTGCAGGTGGTATTCGAGGTATTGGCATTCAGTCCGGAAGTGTCAATATAGCAACAGGGATTATTACTGCGTTAAATTTTGTTGGTTCTGGTAATTCCATTTCATATAATGCAGGAACTAAAGTTGTTGATATTAGTATTGGTGGAGGAAATTGGGAGTATGAAAATCCAACAAATACCTATCAAAGTGATATTTACCGCTTGAATGGAAATGTTGGCATAGGAACCATAGACCCAACATCAAAACTTGATGTTCGCGGAAATGTCAATGTTTCTGGAATTGTTACCGCTACTGTTTTTGTTGGTGATGGTTCTGGACTGACTGGCATTACTGCATCTGGATCAGGTATTGTTATTAAAGATTCTGGATCTCTTGTAGGCACTGCAGGCACAATAGATTTTGGCGATAATTTAACAGTTTCTACAATATCTGCTGGAGTAGTTACTGTCACTTCTTCTGGCGGTGGAGGATCTTCCCAATGGGAGACAACTGCAGCAGGTATTCATACATTATCTAACGTCGGCATAGGAACCACAAATCCAACAGCAAAACTTCAGGTTAATGGAAATATAAATTTAAATTATGGAAGCTCAACTACAGCGTCATCTATAACTTGGTCCACCAGTGGCACTGCAAATGTTCTTTTAAAAACTTTTGGAACATCTAACTCTAATACTTCTATGGTATGGAATAGTGGAAATCTTATTTCCAATCCAACATCTACAAATAGTGTATATATTGGTGCATGGGCATCACCTAATGCATCAGGAACAAGTAATGTTAGCATTGGATCAGGTTGTGGATACTTACTATCAACTGGGGCTAGCAATGTATTTGTTGGTCAGGGTGCAGCATATTTTACAACTGGTTCTAATAATACATTTCTCGGTAGTCAATCTGGAGGTGTAGTTACTAGTGGAAGTAATAATACAATATTAGGTGGGTTTAATGGTAATTCAGGTGGTTTAGATATAAGAACATCTAATAATAATGTTGTAATTGCTGATGGTAGTGGTAATATAAGATTATATGCAAACTCAACTGGAAATATTGGTATAGGAACCACAAATCCAACATCAACCTTTACTGTTGTAGGAAACGCTTTAATATCTGGAGTAACAACTTCCGGTGGATATAACGCAACCACAGGAAATGATTATAAAATCAATGAAACTTCAGTTCTTAATGCAACAACTCTAGGTTCTGGAGTTGTTAACTCTTCTCTAACTTCTGTTGGAACTCTAACTTCTCTAAATGTATCTGGAACAACAACAGCAAATTCTTTTGTAAAGACTGGTGGAACTTCAAATCAATTCTTAAAGGCAGATGGTTCAATTGATACTAATACTTATCTAACTTCAGCACTACAAAATGTTGTTGAAGATACTACACCACAACTTGGTGGAAATTTAGACCTTAATAGTAAAAATATTACCGGTACTGGTGATGTTAATATTACTGGTGTCGTTACTGCTACTTCATTCTCTGGTTCTGGTGCAAATTTAACTTCTCTAGATGCTTCTAATATTTCTTCGGGAATAGTATCAACTGCTAGACTGGCATCAGGAACCGCAGATTCAACGACATATTTAAGAGGAGACCAAACTTGGGCAAGTATTAGTGGCGGTGGTGCAACTCTAAGTAATGACACCACAACAGACGCATCTTATTATCCAACATTTTCCAGTGCAACTTCCGGAACATATTCAACTGCTTATGTGTCTGATACGAAATGTACTTTCAATCCATCAACAGGCACATTATCAGCGACTCAATTTACATCACTATCGGATAAAACTCAAAAGACCAATATTAGACTCATAGATAATTCAATTGAACTTGTGAAACAACTTGAAGGAGTTCGTTATGATTGGATAAATAATCAAAAACCTTCAATTGGTGTGATTGCACAAGATATTGAAAAAGTACTTCCAGAAGTAGTTGAAACAAATAGTAATGGTTTGAAATCAGTCTCTTATGGAAATATAGTTGGTGTATTAATTGAAGCAATTAAAGAACAACAAATTCGCATTGAAGAGTTGGAGAAAAAGTTAAATGCCTAATCAATTTAATTCGCCAGAAGGAGATTTAGAGAATTATTTTGTGAGTGAATATTGGTTAATTGACCAGTGGGTTGGTGATACCTTATGGAATTGGGGTCGTAATACTCAAGGACAAATAGGAGACAATACAGCAACCAATAGATCCACTCCAGTCACAACACTTGCTGGCGGAGCAAACTGGAAACAAGTTTCTGGTGGAAGTAATGGTAATCATACAGTAGCAATAAAAACGGATGGAACTCTATGGAATTGGGGTAATAATTTTAGTGGAGGACTGGGAGTCAATTCACCATCCAATAGATCCACTCCAGTCACAACATTCGCAGGAGGATCCAACTGGAAACAAGTTGCTAGTGGAGGAGGCCATACAGTAGCAATCAAAACTGATGGAACCCTATGGACTTGGGGTTCTAATTCTTCTGGACAATTAGGAACCAATGGACCAACAGGTTTGGGAGTAGCAAAAAGCACTCCAGTCACCACATTCGCAGGAGGAACTAACTGGAAACAAGTAAGTGCAGGAAATCTACATACATTAGCAATCAAAACTGATGGAACCTTATGGACTTGGGGTGATAATTATTATGGACAACTAGGAGACAATACAACAACCAATAGATGCACTCCAGTCACCACATTCGCAGGAGGAACCAATTGGAAACAAGTTGCTGGTGGAAGAGATCATACAGCAGCAATCAAAACCGATGGAACCTTATGGACTTGTGGTCGTAATGCTTATGGAGGTTTAGGAGACAATACAACAACCAATAGATCCACTCCAGTCACCACATTCGCAGGAGGAACCAATTGGAAACAAGTTGCTGGTGGAGGTTCTTATACAGCAGCAATCAAAACTGATGGAACCTTATGGACTTGGGGTCTTACTTCTGCTGGTCAACTAGGAATCAATAGATCAGGTTTTGGAATAGCAATAACCACTCCAGTCACAACATTCGCTGGAGGAACCAACTGGAAACAAGTTGCTGGTGGAAACGGTCATATAGCAGCAATCAAGACTGATGGAACCTTATGGACTTGGGGAAGTAATTTTGCTGGACAACTAGGAAACAATACAACAACCACTAGTTCCACTCCAGTTACAACATTCGCAGGAGGAACCAACTGGAAACAAGTTTCTGGTGGATATGGACATACAGTAGCAGTCACATCAGGAACAGATCCTACCTTCTTTATTTCATAAATATTTAAAAAAGACATATGTACGCACTCGTTAATGGTCAAGAATTAAGATTAGGACCAATTGCATTCAACTATAGAATGATTAATGATGAACTAGAAGAACTTGAAGTTGATTTTAGAGTAAAATCTTCTGATTATCAATCAGTTCCTATTTCGGTTACTGATGATATTAAAATTCTTCCTGCGAGATATGATAATCCAGAGTATGACCCAAGATTTGAAGGTCTTTCAAATGTATCTCACGAAATCACTGAAACTGAAGTAATTTTTAGACACGATAAGGGTTTTAAATCACTTCAACAAATTAAGGATGAATATAAGGCAGCAGTAAAACCAGAAAGACAAAGAAAAGAAAACACTACAATTTCTCTAACTGTAAAAGATACTGAAATTACAGTATCAACAAGTAGAGAAAGTAGAATTGAATTGATGTCTAAACTTCTTGGTAATGAAGGACCTTATAATTTCAAGTTTGATAGTGGTGTTTGGTTAGAAATCACCAAAGCAGATTTGGAATATGTAATTTCACAAATTGATGCAAAAGTTCAAGAAGCATTTGATTGGGAACTTGCAAAACTTGCAGAGATTGATGCTTGTGCAACTGGTGAAGAAGTTTATGCAGTTGAGATTACTCCACCTCCAGCAGAAAATCCTGTAGTCTGATATGCCAAATCCAAATACTAATTTTAAACTTTCTGATGGTAGAGATTTAGGTAATGTTGCTATTACCAAAGAATACTTGATGTCTGTTTATCCACAGATTGCGAATCAATTAATCACTCCGGAATTGTGGGTTTGGGGGCTTAATTCTTATGGACAACTAGGAGACAATACAACATCCAATAGACGCACTCCAGTCACAACACTGGCAGGAGGGTCCAACTGGAAACAAGTTTCTGGTGGTGGTAATTATATAGCAGCAATCAAAACCGATGGAACTCTATGGACTTGGGGTCGTAATAATCAAGGACAACTAGGAGACAATACAACAACCAATAGATCCACTCCAGTCACCACATTCGCTGGAGGATCCAATTGGAAACAAGTTGGTGGTGGAAGTTTTCATACAACAGCAATCAAAACCGATGGAACCCTATGGACTTGGGGTTTTAATTATTATGGACAACTAGGAGACAATACAACAACCAATAGATCCACTCCAGTCACCACATTCGCGGGAGGATCCAATTGGAAACAAGTTTCTGGTTCTTTTCAAGGTAATATTACAGCAGCAATCAAAACTGATGGAACTCTATGGACTTGGGGTCGTAATAATCAAGGACAACTAGGAGACAATACAACAACCAATAGATCCACTCCAGTCACCACATTCGCTGGAGGATCCAATTGGAAACAAGTTTCTTGTGGAGGTTATTTCATATCAGCAATCAAAACAGATGGAACCCTATGGACTTGGGGTTTTAATTCTTCTGGACAACTAGGAGACAATACAACAACCACTAGATCCACTCCAGTCACAACATTCGCTGGAGGATCCAATTGGAAACAAGTTTCTGGTGCATCTAGTCATACAGCAGCAATCAAAACTGATGGAACTCTATGGATTTGGGGTGCTGGTACTACTGGACGACTAGGAAACAATACAACAACCACTAGTTCCACTCCAGTTACAACATTCGCAGGAGGAACCAACTGGAAACAAGTTTTTGCTGGAGTAAATAATACAGTAGCAATCAAAACAGATGGAACCTTATGGACTTGGGGTTCTAATTCTTATGGACAAGTAGGAACCAATAATACAACCACTAGTTCCATTCCAGTCACAACATTCGCAGGAGGAACCAACTGGAAACAAGTTGCTGGTGGTGGTAATCATATAACAGCAATCAAAACCTCTGACGATTTACAAGGAATCTAAATACTTTCAAATACAATATTCTATATGAATCCACTTGAATTGGTTGCAAAGACCTTATATTCATTCAAAGAACAGCAACTAACTTTTGAATTACTTGATGCCTTTGGAAAACAAGCACAAGTATTTTCACAGTATGATGAAATTGCAAAGATATTTTTTGAACTTAAAAACTTCTCCAAAGCAATTGAATATGGAGAAAAATCTCTTAAACTAGCACAAACAAAAGAGGAAAAATATACCACCTCTATGAATTTGATTAATGCTTATAATCAATCAAATCATCCAGAGAAGTCTATTACTCAAATTGAAAAGTGCAAAAAGATTAATCCGCAAGATACTGAACTTCTTCTGGAAGAAACCTTTGCATATTCTGCACTCAATCAAAAAGAGAAATCAGAAAAACTTCTCTTCAATCTTCTTCAAAGAAAACTACCAGAAGAGATTGAACGAAAAGCATATCATAATCTATCCGGACATTATTTCCGTAAGGATGATATTCATACAGGACTTCAACACTTTCTCAAAGCAGGAGAAGTAGAAGCATATAAAAATCAAAAGCATCCTGATTTTGAGAAGTGGGATGGAACAATTACACCAGGAAGAACTGTAATTATTGATAATCAATGTGGTGCTGGTGATGAAGTCATTCATATTCGGTTTATGAAACACCTCAAAGACTTGGGAATGAAACCAATTTGGAGTTCTACTCGTAGAGAACTTGTAGAACTCTTCAAACATAATGGTTATGATGCCGTTTGTATTTGGGACAAACCAGAGTTTCCAAAAGATGCCTGTTGGGTTTATGGTCTTGCACTTCCTTATTATCTCAATCTCGAATTGAAAGATATTGGAAGAGAACCATATCTCCAAACACTCCCAGAGTATGATAAGAAGTGGGAATGGATGAAAGAAGATACTGGACATAAAGTTGGTATATTCTGGGCATCCAGTTCTGGTTTTGAACAGAACTCTTTCCGTTCGGTGGAACTCAAAGATTATATGAGTGTTCTTGGAAACAAAGGATATTCTCTGTATTCACTTCAAACTCATACTGATAACAAAGATGCAAATGATTATCCAGAAATCAAACAATCACTATCAGTTCCTAATAGAGAGTTTGCTGATACATTCTCAATCATTAAGAACCTGGATTTGGTGGTGACTTCTTGTAGTTTTGTCGCTCACGTTGCAGCATCATTAGGTAAAGAAGTTTGTGTCTTTGTTCCAATTATGGAATATTATGTTTGGACTTCTTCTACTGGAAAGTGTATGTGGTATGGAGATAACGTTCATCTCTTCCGCCAAAAGAAACCAAGAACTTGGGATGCACCCATCAAAGAGTTTTGGGAGTTTATGAATGATAGAAGAGTATAATTTATCCTTTCTCAACCTCAATTCCATCAAGAACAAACTACTACAAATACAAACTGCTTCTCACGGACTTGTAACAAAAGGTGTTTCCACCTATAATCACGGAATGCCTACTTTGATGTATCCAGAACTGACTGGATTAAAAAATATTTTCAAACAATATGTTAGAATATATTGTAGAAAGTATGAGATTCCACCTTTAAAGTTTATCAATAGTTGGTTTAATATTTCACAACCAGGAAATAAACTCAAAGCACATAAGCACGAAGAAAGTGTTGTGAGTGGAGCATTTTATATTTCTGGTGCAACTCCACTTATCTTTCCAGATACATCAATCAAACCATATCCTGGTTTGTTAGTCATCTTTTCAAGTGATTTAGTTCATTACACAGAAGAAGAAACAGAAGAAAGAATTATTATTAGTTTTAATACAGACTACCTATGAGATTTCATACTTTTTATACCAAAAATCTTTCAGAACAACTGATAGAAGACCATAAGAAAGTCTGTAATCATATTGGCATTGATGTGACTTATCATATTCAAGATGCAATAGATGATTATGATACTCTTTATACCGCTCACGGAAAGTTTATGACTTCTGTAATGGAGCAGGAAGAGGTTGCTTGTTTTCTTGATATTGATTGTCTTCCGCATAATAAAGAACTTCTGGAAAGAGCATACAACTGGGCAATAGAAAATAAATCTTTTGTCGGAAATGCTCAAAACATTTCTCATACGCAAATGAGAAATCATATCTATGCTGCTGCTTCTTGTTTAATTGTAACGAAAGATGCCTGGAATACTTTGGGTAATCCAGACTTTTCCTGGTTTATGCAGAATGAAGTTCAAATAGATACTGCACAACTTCTCACATTAAGAGCAGACCAAATTGGAATGCCCTATCAATTAATGTATCCTGTTGGTTATGATGGTCCAGAAGAATATAAACTTTCTGGATATGGAATATATGGAACAGGAACTTTATACCCAGCAACTTGGCATTATTTTAGAATCAGTAAGTTCAAGGATCAAATACCAGACCTTTGGACAACTCGTGTAAATAATATATTAGAAGGTCAAAAGATTATTCCAAATTATTCATCGTGTTTTTATGAACTATAAGTTTTTGTTTTTAGTTGGGTCTGCAATTAATCATTTTAAAGAGGATGATTTGAGTGCTTTTAAAGCAGAAGAAAGATTTCAACAGACATTAGATACTATTCAGTCAATTAAGAATAAAGTTCCAGATGCTTATATTTTAATCTACGAAGGCTCTGAAACTCCTATCAAAGATGAGTATAAAGATATTCTGAGACAGAAATCTGATTTGTTTATTCAGTGTGGTAGTGACCCTTATATGAAATCTTTGTATGAGAACATTCACAAAGACCCACCAAAGTTCACATTTGTAAAATCTATGCTTGAGTGTAGATGTTTACAGATTGTTCTGAATCATATGAGACAGCACAATATCTTTAATGATGTCACAAGAGTGTTTAAGTTGACTGGTCGGTATACTCTTAATGATAACTTTGACATCAATGACTACAAGAGTAAATTCTTAATCAATAAGTATGTGATGAAATATTATGACTACAAAGAAAGATTTGAGGAGATGGATGATATCTATGTTTCTCTCTTTGGATGTAAAGGAACAACCGTAACTGGATTGTGGTCCTTTGACCGATTCTTATTCAATGATATTTTTAATGTTCTTCAGAAGAGTTTTGAATATATGGAAAGAGCAATTCAGTTAACTTGTGGTATGGACATTGAACATTCTTTCTATCACTTTATCAAGAGAGATGATATCATAAATGTTCCTATTCTTGGTGTTGATGTAGTTAAAGGTATGGATGGAGACAGATTTTCATTATGAAACTCGCAATCTTTTATCATACTTTTCAAAATGAAATATCTGCTTTCATTTATCAACAACAAATCAATCGTCTTTATGTGACTGGATTAATGAATGCTGTTGATTATATGCATATTGGTGTAAATGGAAATAACGAGTTATTCAATGTTCCATCTAAAGCAAAAGTTGTATACAATCAAAATCAAAAAGAAGAAACAGAAACATTGATTGCATTAAAAGATTTTGCATACGAAAATCCAGATTATAAAATTTTATATTTTCACACTAAAGGTGCAAGTAAGGGAACTTTGATTGCAAATGCTTGGAGATTGATGATGGAGTATTTTGTAATTGATAAGTGGAAAGAGTGTGTGGAAATGTTGGATGAATATGATTGTGTTGGTTCAAATCTAAATCCCGTGGGAGAAACTTTATGGAGTGATGGCACAACAACTATACCAGTAGAAGGAACTTATAATTTTACTGGAAATTTCTGGTGGGCAACTGCGAAACACATTCAATCATTAGATCATAAATTTTTGACAAGTGATTATCGTATAGATAGAGAACTATGGATTGGAAGTAATCCAAACTCAAATCCCGGAACCATTTATCAACCGGGAGTATATGAGTCCTATGAACATTTCTACATGGAGGAAGATTATGTTTCGTAATTGTGGAGAATGTACTGCTTGTTGCACTTGGTTACAAGGTTCTGCTTATGGATATGAGTTTGGTGGTGGAAAGTCTTGTAAGTTTTTATGTGAGACTGGGTGTAGTGTTCATAAGGCAAGACCAAAAT